ACGACTCTGTCGTCGCTCAGAAGAAGACTATCCAGGCGCTGGAGGATTGGGCGAAGAAAACCCGCGCGCTGGCGGATGCGACTGCGTCCGTGCTCGACAGCCAAGCCGAGATCGACCAGCAACTCGCCGGCCTGGCGACTACGCTCAAGGAGCGTCGCCGGCTCGAATTGAAAGCGCTGGACGAACGCCACCGTGCCGAGCGCGAGCGCCTCTCGGCCGACCTCGCCGTGGCTCTCCGTGGCGGCAACGCGGACGAGATACTGAAGGCGCGCCAGCGGCTTTACGATTCCGAGCGGAAGAACGCCATTGCGGCTCAGGGTGTCATGGAGGCGAACCGGAGCCCCCTGGAAGAGTACCAGGCGCGGCTTGGTCGCGACCCCGCGACGCGGAACGAGGAACTTGCGGTCGAAGGGCTGAGCCGCTTCGGAGACGCCCTGACCGATGCGATCTTCGAAGCACAGGACTTCGGCGAGGCGCTCAAGGCCATAGGCCGGGACCTTGCTAAGGAGCTGTTCCGCGACTTCGTAGATCAGCAGATCATCAAGCCGGCCGCCAATTTCGTGTCGGGGTTGTTCGGCAGCGGCGGGGCCGGCGGCGCTGCCGCCGGCGTCGAGATGACGGCGGCCATCACCGCGGGCGGCGCAGCCGCCGCGTCTGAGATGGGCCTCGCGATCACGGCCGCCGGCACGGCGGCTGCGGCGCAGCTTGCGGGCGCGATGGCGGCCGGAAGTTTCGGCGGAGGCGGAGGCTTCGGCCTAGACCTGCTCTCGGCCCTGCCTGGGTTCGCGAGCGGAACGAGCTTCGCGCCCGGCGGCCTGGCCTTGGTAGGCGAGCGCGGCCCGGAAATCGTGAACCTGCCGCGTGGCTCCCAGGTGATCCCGAACCACGCCTTGGGCTTGCTGAACATGGGCGTGCCGAGGTTGGGCGGGGGTGGGGTGAGCGTCACTTATGCGCCGGTCCTGCACGTTCAGGGCGGCGATCCGGAGGCGGTGCGCCAGATCCGCGCCGAGTTCGCCCGCCACAAGGCCGAACTACCCGCGATCATCAAGGCCAACGCCGCCGACGCCTTCGCACGCGGCCAAGTCCGGCCCGGCCGGCGGTAGCCGGGCTGCTCGGCCGAACATCTGAAAACGTTTTCAGATGGGCGGGCGAAGCAGGGCCCGAACCGGCCACCCCCGCTCCCGCGGAGCGTGGCGACGATCCATTCATTTCCGAGGGGCGGTTCTTCATGGCGCTGACGTTCCCGCGCACCCTGCCGGACACCCGGACGGGACGGTTCCGCTTTGAGCTGGACCGGGTCGATTACAGCACCACGGAGCGTCGGGGGGCGTCGCTGGGGGTGCAGGTCGGATTTCCCCTGTGGAAGCTGTCCGTCAACTTCGGGGCCGGCTTGACCGAGAACCAGGCCGACGCCTGGGTGGCGTGGGCCGACAGCCTGCAAGGGGGCTCGCGCACCTTCTACGGCTGCGAGCCGACCCGGGCCCGCCCGAAGACCTACCTGAGCGGCTTTTCGCTGATGACCCGGGCGGGGGGCGGGGCCTTCCCTGACACCGGGGCGGCCACGTCCTGGTCGGTGGACACGACGCGTGAAGTGCTGACCCTGAACGGCCTGCCGGCGGGGTTCATCCTTCAGGTCCGCGACTACGTCGGTTTCGAGTGGACCTCGGCCGGGGGTGACCCGCGCCGCGCCCTGGTCCGCACGCTGGAAGCCGCCACCGCCAACGGCTCGGGCGTGCTCACGGTGACCATCTCCCCGCCGCTGCCGACCGTGGTGGACGCCGGCGCTACGGCCCGGGTCTCGGGCGGGGTCTGCATCATGCGCCTGCTCCCCTCGGAAACCACCATCGGGGACAGGGACGAACTGCGCCGGGTCGGCGGGACCATCACCGCCATTCAGGATCTCCGCGCGTGAAGACGTTCTCGACGGCCACGCAGGAAGCCCTCGAAAGCGGGGAGGCCATCGTCACGGCGGCCATCAAGGTGGTCACCCCGGGCGAGACCTGGCGGGTGTGGGGCGGCTACGGCGACCTCGCCATCGCGGGCGAGGCCGACCCGTTCACGGGCATCGGGGACCGCGCCCTGGTCACGGCCAGCGGCGGCGAACTCGGCTCGGCCGCCAACGCGCTCACCATCGACCTGAACGGGGTGGAGCCGGAGAACCTGCGCCTGCTCGGCCTGTCGGGCCTGCGCCGGGCGCCGGTCGTGGTGTGGCGGCTGATCTTCGACGTGACTGGGGCGAACATGCTCGCCGCGCACGTCTTCACCCGGGGCCGGCTCGACGTGGCCCCGGTCACCGGTACGCCCGGTGGCGAGAAGTCGATCCGCTTCGACATCGAAGGCGCCGCCCGCTCCCTCGGCCGGCGCATGGGCCGGATGCGGACCGACGCCGACCAACGGCTGATCCGCTCTGACGACCCGGGTTTCGAGCTGGTCTCCATCGCCGGCGAAGTGAAGCTCTATTGGGGCGGCAAGACCCCGGAGCGGGCCGGGTCGGCCCTGCCCGGCAGCAGCTTCCTCGGCCACCTGGGCCAGATCATGGGCCTGCCGCAGGGCGGCGTCCTTTGATGCGCGACCACGACGCCCTGATCCGGTTCCTTCAGGACCGGGCCTCCTTCGCGTTCGGGTTCGACTGGCGCGAGCCCCGGACCCAGGACTGCTTCCGGCTTGTCATGGAGGGCGCCCAAGCCCAGACCGGCGAGGACCGCTGGGCCGACGTGCGCGGCCGGTGGACCTCGGAGCGCGGCGCGGCGCGCGCCATCCTGAAGTTCGGGCCGACCTTGGCTGACGTGCTGGACAAGCGGTTCGCCCGGGTCGCGCCCGCCCTCGCCATGCGCGGCGACATCGGCGCGATCACGGGGCCGAAGGGCCTGACGCTCGGGATCATCGAGGGTCACAGCGTCGCGTACTGCGCCGAACGGGGCGGGCTGGAGCGCCGGCCCCGCACCGAACTGGAACTGGCCTGGTCTGTCGAGGGGGGCGTCTGAATGCCGTTCGTCGCCCCGCTCGTCACCGCCGTGATGGGGACCAGCGTCCTCGCCAGCGTCGTCACCTTCACCATCAATGCGACCATCTCGGTCGGCCTGTCGCAGCTCCTCTCGCCCAAGCAGAAGGGACAGGAGCGCCAAGCCCAGGTCACGTCGCTTCAGATCGGCGAGAACGCCCGGGGCGTGATCTTCGGCGAGGTCGCGACCGGTGGGACCCTGGTCAAGGCCACCAACTACGGCGGAGGCTACGGCACCGATTACGAGGTGCTGGTCATCGCGCTCGCGGACCATCGCTGCGAGGCCCTGTTGGGCTTCTACGTGGACGACGAATACGTGGCGTTCACCGGCAACGGTCCGGTCTCCGGGTTCACCAACGCGGGCGGGCAATCCTGCCTTGACGTGTATTTCTTCGACGGCAGCACCGCCACCCAGACCGTTCCCTCGACCTGGAACCTGGGCTGGCCGAACCCCGTGCTGGACGGGGTGTGCTTCGTCGCGGTCCGCTACAAGTACAATCCCAAGGTCTGGTCCGGCGGGCGCCCGAAACTGCTGTGGCGGGTGAAGGGAAAGCGCTGCTACGACCCGCGCCTGGACACGACTGTGGGCGGCTCCGGCGCCCATCGCTGGAACGATCCTTCGACCTGGGCCTGGACCGACAACGCCGCCGTCTGCCGCTACAACTTCCAGCGCGGGATTTACGCCCTGGATCAGGTCGGCGACCCGTCGATGCTGCTGGTCGGCCGGGGCCTGTCCGAGGAAGAGGCCGACCCCGCCCGCGTGTTCGCCTCGGCCAACGTCTGCGACGAACTGGTGGCGACCGGCGCCAGCACCACGGAAAAGCGTTACCGGGTCGGCTGCTACATCGCGGCGGACGAGGCCTGGGAACAGGTGGAGGAGAACTTCGCCGCCGCCATGGCCGGGGTCATCGTCCAGCCTGACGGCGGGATCGACGTGGAGCCGGGCCAGTCCAAGGCCGTGGCCGCCACCATCACCGACGATGACCTGCTGAACGGCCGGGAGGTGGCGTTCTCGCCGTTCATCTCGGACGCCCGCCGGGTCAACACGGTCATTCCGCGATACGTCGAGCCGGCGCAGATGTGGAAGGATCACGCCGCGCCGCTGCGCCGGAACGCCACCGACATCACCGACGACGGCGGGATCAGGGACGAAACCCTGTCTCTGCCCTTTGTGACATCGGTCTATCAGGCCCAGCGGTGCGGGGAGATCCACCGCCGGCTGATGCGCCTGGAGCGCACCGCCACGGTGACGCTCGGTCCGAAGTGGTCGTTCCTGGAAGACGGCGACTGGATCGACTGGACCTCGGGCGAGTTCCACGACGGGGCCACGATCACGTATCGGGTGGAGAGCTACACGCTCGCCCCCAACCATGAAATCACCCTGGAGCTGCGCGAGATCGCGTCCTCGGTCTATTCGTGGACCGCGGCAGACGTGATCCAGCCTCAGGCTGAGGAAATGCCGACCGGCGGCGGTGGCGGGACCATCGGGCCGAGCCCGGCCGGCGACCTGGCGCTCTCGAGCGTCACCGCTTCGGGTGTCACCATCACGGACGGGTTCATCAAGCGGGCCGGCGGCAAGATCAGCTGGGCCACGCCGCTGGACGAGGCCATCGACGCGGTCGCGGTGGAGTGGCGGCGGCAGGGGGCGACCAAGTCCGAGGGCACCTTCACCGTCCACGACGAGGACGCGGGCGAACAGGAGTTCGCCACGAAGCTGGACAACAAGGCCTATGAGGTGCGGGCCCGGCCGATCCCGAAGGACCCCGGCCGCACCTGGGCATGGTCGTCGTGGCTGTCGTTCACCTCGGGCCTGCACAAGACCCCCACCACCTCGCTCGTTTCGGCCTCCACGGGCGCGACGCTCGGGGACTCGGACGTGATCACGTCACAGGGCACGGCGGCGGCCATCGTCAACCAAGGCGGGCTCGCCACCCGTAACCACACCGAAGCGTCGTCGGCTCCCGGAAGCCCTGGAACCGGGGACCTGTGGACCGACACCTCGGCCACCCCGGTCAAGCTGAAGCGGTGGAACGGGTCGGCGTGGGTGGTGCAAGCCACCTACAACACCGGCGCCCTGGCCGACCTGAACACGGCCGACACGGCGCAACTGGCCGCCTTCGCCGCGACCCGCTGGTCTACGCAGGTTCAGACCTCGGGCCTCGGGGGGGCGGGGACCATCTTCATCGCCTACCAGGGCTCCCCGGCCAGCAACTACACGCAGCTGGACGAGTTCACCTTCACGGTGGACACGGCCTCGGTCCCGGTGCTGATCGAGTGGAACGGTCAGATCAACTGGAACCGCAACGCCGCGACCAACACCATCCTCATGGTGACGATTGACGGCAACCCGGCCTTTGTGGCGGGGGCCGACACCAACACGGAATTGCGTAAGCAGTACCAGGGCAACCAGAACGCCTTGAACCTGGACGTGATCCTCACGGTGCTCAAGACCACCCTCTCAGCCGGGTCTCACACGGTCAAAATCTGGGGCAAGACCGTTGAGAACCCCGGCGTGACCCTGGTCCCGCACCTGAGCATGGGCGCCATCACCAAGGTCATTCAGGGGAAACGCTGATGCAGCTCGCGCTCTATCGGCCGGACGGCCTGATCCTCGGAGTCTACGACCGGGTAGAGGACGCCGAACTGAACCGGGCCGCCGCGTGCGAACGGACAGGGCTGGCCTGCGACCTCGCCCCGGTCCCCGAAGGCCTTCCGACCTACGCGGCGTGGTTCGACGGGGAGGGGGTGGCGCTGCGGCCGGAACTGTCGCTGGCCGTGCCGGGTGCGGTGGAGGTGGGGGAGACCCTGACCCTCGGCCTGCCGGCCGGCGCCGTGCTGACCCTCAACGGCGAGCCGGTGGAGGGTCCCGCCGTCACCTTCGCCGCGCCGGGGGCCTACGACCTGAAGGTGGTCGCCTGGCCCTACCTGGACTTCACCGCCACCGTCGAAGCGCTTTGAGGAACCCCGCATGGGCGCACCTACGAAAAACGATCTCTATGCCCGGGAGAACGCCACGCTGCAGGCGACGCTCTACGTGGACGACGCGGGAACTCCGGTCGACGTCACCGGCTGGACCTTCAAGATGCAATGCCGCCGGCCGGGCGACGCGGCGGGCTCGCCGACCGTCAACCTGAGCACGGTGACGACCGACGTGCAGGGTCTCCGCATCGTGGACGCGGCCGGGGGCGAAGTCGCCATCCGCATCGACGACACGACCCTTTCCGGCATCGCCGACAGCACCGGCAAGTTCACCATGGCCTACGACATCCAGGGGACCCGGCCGAACGGGACCAAGGTCGTCGTCTCTGAGGGGACCGTGACCGTCTACGGGGGCGTCACCCAATGACCGAGATCACCGGGACGGTTCGCCAACAGGCGCTCAAGGGCGGCGTCGCAGGCCTTCGCGGGGAGAGCGCGGCGGACGTGTACCGGCGCACGGTCGATCCGACCGCCACCGACGCGCAGTTCCTCGCCTCCCTGCAGGGGGCGGGCACGGCGGCGGGCGACCTGTCCAACGTCTCGAACGCCAACTTCCTGTCCAAGGCCGTCGCCGCCGGGCTGCTGAAGGCGGGAAAGACCACCATCCCGGTTATGGCGGGAGCCATGACCGCGCGCACCACCAACGGCGCGGCGGCGGGAACGACCGAGACCACGACCAACAAGCTGATGCTGCGGACGCTCGATTTCGACGCCTCCACGGCCGAGTACGCGCAAATCCTGATCCCCATGCCCAAGTCGTGGAACGAGGGGACGGTGACGGCGCAATTCCTGTGGGGAGCCTCCGCCACCGGCAACGTGGTGTGGGCGGTGCAGGCGGTCGCCATCTCCGACGACGACGTGTTCGACGCCGCGTTCGGAACCGCGGTGAAGGTGACGGACGGCGTCACCGCCACGACCGACCTGATGATCTCGGCCGAGACGGGGGCGATCACCGTCGCGGGGACGCCGGCGGACGGGGACCTGGTCTGCTTCCAGTTCTACCGCGACGCCGCCAACGCTTCGGACACCTGCGCCGTGGACGCCAAGCTGGTGGGGGTGCGCCTGTTCATAACCCTCAACGCCTCGGACGACACCTGATGCTGAGCGCGCCGTCGATCAGCTACCTGGGAACCGGGGCCGCGGCCCCCGCCGGTCCGGCGTTCTCCAACGTCAAGCTTCTGATCGGGGCGGACGGGGCCAACAACTCGACCAGCTTCACCGACGACAGCGCCGCGCACCGCACGCTCACGGTCGGGGGGAACGCCAAGGTCACCACCAGCAACCCCAAGTTCGGGACGGGGTGTCTGCTGCTGGACGGGTCCGGCGACTACCTGTCGCTGGCGCCCTCTTCGGGGGTGTGGAGCCCCGGCGCGGGTCAGGCCACGGGCGAGCTGTGGGCGCGCTTCGCTACGACCGGCTCGCTCAGCGCGGCGCTGATGGGCCAATGGGGGGCGTCCACGTCAGAGTGTTCGTGGTTCTTCTACCTGTCGGCCGGCACCCTGCGGCTGCGCTTCTACGACAACACCCTGACCGTGCGCGACTGCGACGCCGCTTGGTCCGTGCCCGACACCAACTGGCATCACCTCGCCTGGGACCGGGACGGCTCGGGCGTGGTCCGCACCTACGTGGACGGGGTGATGAAGGGCAAGACCACCCTCGCCCAGACCATGAACAACGCCACCGGCCAGTTCGGAGTCGGGACCATCCCGAGCGTGGGCCTCGACCTCAACGGCGCCCTCGACGAAATCCGCGTCACCATCGGCGAAGCCGTCTACGCCACGGACGCCGGGTTCACGCCTCCGACCGCCGCGTTCGCGCGGTCCTGACCGACCCGCCCATCCTTCTCTCTCGGCCGCCTTCGGGCGGCTTTTTTCATGCCTGGAGCCTAGCCGATGAGCTACCGCGACCTTTCCACCTCGACCAGCGTTCAGGCGAGCCAAGCCTCCGAAGAGGTGGTGATCGATCCGGCGACCAAGCTCCCCATCGACCCCCGCGCGCCCTCGCCGGATCAGGACCCGATCTTCGACCATGCGAACGGCACGAAGACGAGCGTCACCACCTCGGCCACGGTCATCACGCCGCCGACCGGCTGCAAGTATCTCCGTATCTCGGCCGACGCGGACGTGTTCGTGAACACGGCGGGCAGCGCCGCCGTGGACGACGGCACCTCCATCCGCATCATCGCCAACCAGCCGGAAGTGATCCCGGTCACGGCGGGGACGGCGGTCAAAGCGTTGTCCGCGTCCGGCACCGCCGTGGTCCGCTGCACTCCCCTGAAGGTGCGTTCGTAATGCAGCTTGGACCCAGAGCCCTCGCGGGACGGGGGCAACCGGCGGCGCTGGCATCTCTTTCGTCGGGGCGACGGGGTATCGCTTGGGCCGCGGCCCTGCCGGCCCTCCGCTCGTTCGTCACGGCCAACTACGACCAGCCGAACCCGCACAATCGGGCGGTGATGGCGAGCCCGCCGACCGTGACGGCGAACGGCACGACGCTGCCGGCCGGCATGGTGGTCAGCGCCTCGATCTCGCCCGCCACGCAGGGCACGGCTGCGCTTCGCATCCTTGGCGGCACGCTGTTCACCGCCGGAGCCTTGTCGCGTGTTTACTCGGCGACCATCGGCGCGACGGGCGGCAACGGCGGCACCAACGACGGCAAGCAATGCGCGGGCTGGCGGGCCGACATCATCGCCAACGCCCAAAACGTGTCGTTCCGCGTCGGCCCGACCTCGGCGAAGTACCGCTTCCTTGTGGACGGCCAGTATGTGGACCTGACCGGGACGCAGACGGTCGCGACGACCGGAACCACGACCGAGTACATCAAGCTCGCCTTCGCCAGCAAAGCCGTCCGCCGCATCACCATCGAAGGCCAACTGTCCGGCGCGCTGTCTCAGGTGTGGTGCGAGACCGGCGGCACGCTCACCCGCCCCAGCGACACACCAAAGCGCGTCGCGTTCGCGGGCGACAGCATCACCTACGGCACCGCCGCGGCCGCGCTCGGCGACAACTACGCATGGGTGGCGGCCGACACGCTTGGGTTTGGGCACGTCTTGTCCTCGGGAGCTCCCTCGACCGGCTACGCCGCCACCAACGGCGGCGCCAACTACAAGCTGTCGCAACGCCTCGCCGACATCAACGGCACCGGCCCGTGGGACGCCATCGTGGTGGCGATGGGCGTCAACGACATTTCGCAGGGCTCGACCGGCGCAGCGGTAACGAGCGAAGTGGCGACCTGCCTCGCCTCGTTCCGGGCCAGCAATCCGGCCGCGCAAATCTTCGTCGTGGGGCCGTGGGACCGGAGCGCCCCCGCCGCGCCTGAGGCGGGATATTCAACCATCAAGGCCGCGATCCAGGCAGGCGTTCCTGCGGGGCAGGGGATCACCTTCCTCGACCCGGAGGGCGTCGCCTACGTCAATTCGGATGGGACCCACCCGACGACGGCGGGACACGCCACCCTCGGCGCTTGGCTGGCCGGCGCGATCAAGACCGCGCTAGGGGCGTAACTATTGCTTTTGATTTCTCAACGCGCGCAGTCGCTCCATCTGTGCGCGCTGGTATTCTTTGAAATCGACTCCGGTTCGGGCGAGCTTCGATCTGACGCTTGGTTCCTGAGCGACAGGGGAAATCCCCGGCCCAGCGCGTCCGATCGCAGCGAATGCGGAGAAGAAGAACAGAATCGAGAGCGGGTTGCCGATGTTTAGGCCGCGGCCCTCGGCCAGATTGTAGATCAGATAGCTGAGAATGCCGATTATGGCGGCGCGGCGCGCCACCCCGGTCGTGTTCTTAGCAGCGCGAGCCGAGATCCAGAGGAACGCCGCGAACGAAGCAAGGCCAATGATTCCAGTTTCCGCGAGTATCTGTAGGACCATATTGTGTGAATAAAAGAGCTTTCCGCCGACCGATGCCATCGTGTCCATGCCTACGCCGAAGATGGGGCGCTCAAGCCAGGCGTGGAAGAAGTACGACCAAATAACTGTCCGACCGGAGCCGCCAGAGACCAGGCCGCGATAAGGGTCAGAGATGTGAAGGACTTGGTCGAGGGTCGCCCAGATCACGTCTCCGAACGCAAGTATTGCCGCAAGGCTGGTGATTGCGACTGTCACGGCAAGGAGCACGGCGGCCGCGGGGCGACGTTTGAACAGTCGTGCTAGGCCAGGGGCGAGTGCGATTAAAAGCAGAGCCGAGATCGTCAAGATCGAATTTCGGGAGGAGACCGCCAGAGCCGGAAGCAGGCAGGCGGGGTAAAGCATCACGGCTAGGCCCAGACGGCCGCTCATCACAGCCATGGCGTAAATCGCGACAGCGATCATCCCGAATAGGTTGGGGTGCATTCCGGGAAGAAGACGCCCACCGCTACTGACCGCGCCGAGAAGGTTCCATCCGTTAACTGCGCAGCCGAGAGCAAGCGCGATAACCGAGAGAACGGCTGCGCGGCTAAGGGCAAAGCGAAGATCGGCGTCGCTTAGCGCGCGACCCGCCTGGTACGAAAAAAATCCGAACGCTCCCAGCGCGATGGGCAACAACAGGTCGGCAAATGTGCCGCCGTTGACGAGAAGCGAGATGAGCAGCGGAACTGTGACGAGTTCGGCGGGGATGAGGCCTTTTAAGTCGAGTGATCCGCCGATGACTGCGATGACGACGATGCTGAAGGCAACCAGCGCGAAGTAGATCTGTAGATTGGGTACGAGGTACGCGCCGCCGGCGAGCGCCGTGAACACTCCGGTCAACACCCTTGCCCGCCAACCGACCATCACGCCCCTCGGGCACCAGCAGTTCGGCTGAGCCATAGCACACGCGCCGAGCGCTTCCAGCCCTTCCTCGCCCCACCACCAGAACTCCCGCAAAGGACCGGCTCATGCCGCCTGAACGACGAACTGTGTCGGAACTCGACGCAGAGCTAGGCCGTGTCCGAGAGTGGCAGACGGGCCATGAGCGGCAATGCGCCGAGCGCTACCAGGGTCTCCGCGACGACATGAAGGAGGTTCGCGAGACTCTGTCCCGCATGGCCGACCGGATTTTCGCGCACCCCGTCGCGCCGTCGCCTGTGCAGCCCGAACCCAGACCTCAGACCCTCGGGGACCGGGTCAAGCTCTGGGGCGTGATCGTGGCCCTGTTCGGGGGCCTCGCCGGGGCCGTGGACGTCCTCTCCAAGATCGCGGTTGGCCTTCAGGCCCTCCTCAACCCCCCGCCTCACGCGTGAGGGAGCCCATGAACCCGCTCAAGCTCTCCCCCCTCGTCCGCCTCGGCGCCCTGATCGGGGCCGGGGTGGTGTTCTCGGGCTTCCTCGCCTGGCTGATCTTCCTGGTTCGGTCCGGCTGGCCCGCGACCCTGGCGGACAAGCAGCTCGGCGCCCTGTCCTTCATCGCCTACGGGGTCCTGGCCCTGCTCGCCATCGTCCTCGTCGCCCTGTCCGCCGTGAGCGTGAAGGCCCAGGCCCCGGGCGGAGCCTCCCTGGAAATCGACGGCGACGGTCCGAGCAACACCGGGCAGGGGAGCTGAGACCATGGCGAACGAAGCCGAAGACCCTCTGCTTCAATACGCCACCGAAACCCAGGCCCGCCATTATAGGGCCTTCAAGGAGCATGGAGGGTATCGAGCCGCGGCCCGCGCGCTCGGGGTGAACTACACCGCCGTCCGGTCCTCCATCACCCTGCTTGAGAAGAAGGCGGCCCGGAAGGGCTACGCACCGGGGCATTGGGACCAGGGCGTGCCGCCCGGCTACATCATGGGCAAGGTGACGCGCGAGCGGATCCACGAGGACGGCACTCGGTCGTGGCAGCGCATGTCGCCCGAGACCGAGAACCTGGAGGCCATCATCGCCCGGTGCGAGGAGCGGCTGGCGGACTTCCCCCGCTTCGAAGCCGTGGCCCCGCCGGCGCCGGTCGCCGCGCCGCTGACCAACTTCCTCGGCCTGTTCGACCTGCACATCGGTGAGAAGATCAGTTCCACGGACCCGGCCGGGTGCTGGGACGTGGCTATCGCCAAGCGCACGATCACGGCGAGCGCGAGCCACGCCATCCTGAGCGCGCCCAAGGCCAAGCGCCTGGTCCTGTGCTTCGGCGGAGACGCGGCCCACTACGACGGCCTCGAGCCGGTCACGCCCCGAAGCAAGCACGTCCTGCACTCGGACGGGGACTTCGACGACATGGTGGACGCGGTCCTCGATGTGGCCGTGTCCGTGATCGACCAGGGCTTGAAGACCCACCAAGAGGTCTACGTCATCTGGGCCGAAGGCAACCACGATCAGGCCTCGACCGTGTGGATGCGGAAGATGCTCGCCCGGATCTACGCCGCCGAGCCCCGGCTGACCGTGGTCCAGTCCAAGGTCCCGTACTACGCGCTACGCTTCGGCAAGGTGATGCTGTGTGTCCACCACGGCCACGGCGCCAAGCTGACGGACTACGCCGGCATCTTCGCCTCGATGTTCCGCCAGATGTGGGGCGAGTCCGAGTACGCCTACGCCCACCGGGGCCACGAGCACCACATCCACGAGAAGGAGAAAGGCGGCTTGCTGGCGACCCAGCATCCGTCCCTCGCCCCCTCCGACGACTACGCGCTCGGTAAGGGCCTCATCAGCCGCCGCGGCTGCATGATGATCACGTACCACGACGAGTACGGCGAGGTTTCCCGGAGCACGACCCGCCCCGAGATGCTGGACCCCATGCTCCGGGCCGCCTGATGGGCTTCGTCGCCGGCGCCCTACTTCACCTCGCCGGAATCCTCCTCGCCGCCCTCGTCCTGATTGGAGCGGGCTATTTCGCCTTCGCCCGGTGGGTGCTGGGCCGCTGAACCCCCAAGGACAATCCGAATGACCGAACAGGACCGCTTCGCGCGTTGCCTGCCGCTGCTGCTTGCGCATGAGGGCGATTTCAGCGACGACCCGCACGACCCCGGCGGCGCCACGAACCTCGGCGTCACCTTCCACACGCTCGCCGACTGGCGGGGCCGCCCCGTCACGGTGGAGGACGTGCGCGCCCTGACCGTGGAGGAGGCGGGGGCGATCTACCGGGCCCGCTACTGGAAGGCCGCCGCCTGCGACCGTTTGCCGGCGGGGGTGGACCTCATCACCTTCGACTGCGCCGTGAACCAGGGCGTGGACCGGGCCCGGCGCTTCCTGCAAGCCGCCGCCCGCGTCGTCGTGGACGGCCAGATCGGCCCCGTCACCCTCGCCGCGGTCGCCAAGGTCCCGGCCCGCGAGTTGGTGGAGCGCATCCGCGCCTTGCGCCTGGCCCACTACAAGAGCCTCCCCGGCTACCCCCGCTACGGCAAGGGGTGGAGCCGCCGCCTGGCCGAGACCGCCGACACGGCGAAGGGGTGGACGTCGTGATCTCCCCAGGATGGAAGCTCGCCGGCTACATCGCCGGGGGCGTGCTGGTCCTGATCCTCGCCCTCGCCCTGCTCCGGGGCCTCGGAGTCAAGTTCGACCCGTTCCACCTCGGAGACCGTCAGCTCGCCTCGGCGCAACAGGCCGCCGCCACGGCCAAGGGGGAGGCCGCCGTCGCCAACGGACAGGCCGAGGCCCAGCACCAGGCCGCGACCGTCGCCGACGCGGGCGCCCGCCGCGACTCCCTCACCGTCACGATCCACACGGACAACGAACATGCGATCCAAGCCGCTCCGGGCGCTGCTGCTGGCGTCGATCCTGACCTCAACCGCGTCGGGCGTCGGGGGTTGTGCAGGTACAGGGCCTATGCCGACGACCCTGCTTGCGCTGGACTGCGCGGCCCTGATCCCGCCGAGCTACCGAAAGCCGATCGCTGGGACCCCCGCGCCGGGTGAGAACGCCACCGCCGGGGACCTCTGGTCCGCCCTGGACGACCAGACCGCCCGGCTCGACCGGGCCAACGGAAGGACGGCGGACCTTGTCGCCATCGCTGAGGCCTGCCAAGCAGAGCAACGAAAAGCGGCCGAGGCGCTGAACCCGCCTCGGCCGTGGTGGAAAACCTGGTAACACCCCGCCCTCGGCTTCGGCCGGGGGCGGTTTTTCACGTCACCGCTTCTGCTGAGCGATCATCTTCAGGCTCTGCAACTCGGTACGGATTTGCGAGAGCTGTTGGGCGATCTTCTCGAGAGCCTCGACCTTGCGACGCTCAAGATACGTTTTCGTGTCCTGATCCATCGGTCAGGTCACTTCTTTCGGTTCGGAGCTTGGGTCAGGGCCGAGGCCGCCGCAGACCGTTGGGCCGGGGTCGACTTCGGATCGCTGAGCACCTTGCCCGCCGCGCTCGCGGCCTTGCTGCCCGTGGTTTCGTTACGCTTAGTGGGCATGGCGAATAGCCTTCTGCTTGACGCCGGCCATAGGCAGCCGGCGAGAACGACGTTCGGCGATTCGTTGGCGCCGGCGGAAGGGCGAGCGTGTCGCAGCGGTGGACGAATTAAGCCGTCCTGTTGATGTTCTCCTCCGTGCCCGGCCAAGCATGGACCGGAATACCCTTCAGCGGCGGAACAGGCTCCGCCCTGTACCGCGCCAGTTCGCGCTCGAGCTCGCGGATCACCCGCGCCGCGGCCTTGGCCGTCTGGTCGTACTGCCGACGCTCCAAGAGCTCGATCAGGACCCTGTTCGGGCTCTCGCCTTGCTCGCTCATGCTCTGTCCCCCTCAGTCGTCCGTCATGTTCGTGGGCCATGTCCCGGCTCCGGGCCGCATCGCCCAGAAGAACACGCGCTCCCCACACGTCGCGCACTTCGGCCGGCGGTTCCACAGGGAGAAGTCACGGCCCATCTTCTCCGCGATCGGACCCAGGTCCACAGCCTTGTCCCTCTCGCATCGTGAGCAATGCGCCTTGACTACGGCGCCCTCGACCATGAGCGCACCCACGGTCTCGGTCCATGTCGGCCGGATCCTCGCCCATCCTGCGCGGTGTCGTCCTCCCATGCCTGACCCGCTACTCCCCTAGCGGGCGAGTGGCAAGAACGGATCGGGAACGGGGTTTCGGGGATGCTTCGGGACTATTCCGGGGAATTTCCCGAAATCATGGTCCTCGTAACGGTTTTCCGTACCATCGCTGTTCCGGCCCAGGTCGGCCGGATTGCTCGCAAACCCCTTGCCAGTAAGGCGTTTTCTGGCGGCCCCTAGAGGACTCGAACCTCTGACCTTCGCTTTAGGAAAGCGCGGGCGCTACTTCCTACGCCGTTGTTTCGGCACGACTATTCCCGCCTCTGCCGATGATGCTTCGGGACTATACCGGGAGTTCGGGTCAAGCGCCTCGCGCAGGTCCTCGGTCAGGGCGTGGGCGTAGCGCTGGGTCGATTTCAGGTCCCGGTGACCGAGCAGCTGCTGGGTCAGCTTCAGGTTCCGGCTGTTCCGCAGGAGCGTCGTGCCGGCGTGGTGGCGGGCGCCGTGGATCACGCGGGGCAGGGTGATCCCGGCCCGCTTGGCGGCGCTTCTGAGCCGCGCCTGCAGGCCGTAGTAGCTCACCGGGACCAGCACCGGGCGGCCGTCTTCCTCGCCCTGCTCGAACCACACCGTGTCCAGACCCGCCACCCGGGCGAGCCGAGCGCGGGCGTCCAGGTCGGCGCAATGCGTGCGGGTGAGGGGCAGAAGGTGGGGCACGTCGCCCTTGCGGTCGGGGAGCGACAGGTGCGCCGTCTCGCCGTCCACCGAGTCCGGCGGGAAGAACAGTTCCCCCAGGCGCAGGCCGTAGGTGAGCAGCACGTCCAGCGCGGCGGCGGCGACCGGATCGCACTCGGCTTTCCATGCGGCCTGTTGAGCGGAGGAATAAATCCGCACTTCCGGCGCCGGCTCCTTCAGGCGGAGTTCCTTCCAGTCGATCTCGGGCAGGCCCTTGGCGCCCCAGGTCTTGCGGGCCCGGGTCAGGATGCGCCGGGCCAGGTCCACCACGTCGGCGTTCACCGTGCCGTTCTTGACCAGGTACTCCTTCGCGCCCTTCGCCTTCGACTTCCTGTAGGTCTGACCCCGCCGGGTCTGCACCGCCACGGCGATCGTGTTGGCGTCGATCTGGGCGAGGCGCGTCGCGGGGCCTATCAGCGCGACGAGGCGGTCCAGCCGGCGTTCGAGGTCCGGCGCCGTAGCGAGGTGTTGGCCCACCTCGAGCCACCAGCGACCGGCGGCCTCGTCAAAGCTCAGCTCCGAGGCCGATCCGAGACGACCCTCAGCCGCGTCCAGGCGGTACTTCCGTTCGACGGCTTCCGCGGCGCGGCGGGTTTCCTGCCCGGTCGAGCCGTGGAACCGCTGGCCCTTGAAGATGAAGTCGTACTGCCAGAAGCGACTTCTGGCCGGCTTGTAGACGGACACGTTGCACCCGACAGGTAAGAGCGAAGGTCGGCTTCGGTGTAGGCCCGAAGCCTCCCCTTCAAGACGTAAGGGATCAAGCCGTCCTCGCTCATCTGGGCGAGGGTCTTGACGTTCATGCCGAGCAGCTTGGCCGCCGCCTTGGCCGTGATCGTCAGGCGCTCGGCGAAGACCCTGCCCAGCAAGGAGTCAGTCGCGGTCATGGCGCGGCTCTCCGACAGCGCGGCCGCTGTGATCGCCCGGCTCATCGCTCCCCGCCCTCTTCCTCGGGCTTCGCGGGTTCGGTTCGGGCGAGCACCAACGTGACTCTGTCAACGCCGGGGGCGCACTCCGTCTTTAGGGTGAAGTCCCAACCCAGCTTTCGCGCCGTCCGAAGCATCGGAACGAGGTCGTCCATAAGGGCGTCGAGCGGCTCTTTGTGGATGTTGTCAGCGGCCACTTCGTCTCGCCCCTCAGTTCGCGGGCTCATCGCTCCCCTCCCCTGGACGGGGGAAGGGCGAGGAGGGCGCGAAGGGTGGTCGAAGCGTTCGCGACGAACTTGAGCAGCCCCACTGTCGTGTCGACGACTTCGCCGGAGACGTTCTCACCATTCGTCAGGCGAGCGATGTGCGGGCCTTCAGCCGGTCGGAGTTGGGCGGCGACAGCATCCATCATGTCCAGCACCCTCGCCACCGCCTCTCGTTCGGGAAGGGCGGGGGGATCTTGGGTGACGAGCCGTCCCGTGCTGGGTTCGGCCTTCGTCGGCGCGGGGCCGGCGTCGCTCGGCTCTGCGGAGGGCGGCGGGTCGAGCGGTCGCCAATGCGTGGCCCTGAACCGGGAGTTCCGGCGCCACGTCAGGATTTCGTCGGTGCGGCTGGATGGATTGTGCCGCCAGCACCGCTGCACGTCCCACTCGCGGTCGATGGCGAGAAAGGCCGCATCCCTCGGAGCGGTCTCAATCGGCTGCCAGCCTTGGCACGGGACGGCTCGTGCACCCATTTCATCCCCTTCGGTGAAGGCCGAGATTGAGAGGGTCATGCGGCGAGCCTTTCGAGGGTCGCGAGCGCGCTCAGCGAGGCGCGGCCGAGGCGGTACGGGATTTCCGGGACGACGGCGTTGCCGAGGCCATGCAGGCGGTCCACCCGAGCGGGAACCCCATTAGCCACTCGACCCACGTCGGGTTCAGTTGCCCACCCCCATGTCGCTCCACGGCGTCCGGCAGGGTGTTGTCCGGGCTCTTGCCCCGGGCGATCAGGCTCTCCGGGCTGGCTCCGCCCTTCCAGTCCCTGGACGAGGGCGTCGGCCACATGCGAACCGCCGTTTGCAGGTTCACGCCCCCCTGAAGGTTCGGACCCGAGCCCGCTCCCGTCCCGCCATTCGCCCGCGGCGTTGGCCAGAGCGGCTTCAGAAAGTTCCTGGGCGAGCGCCCGCCGGAACGCATCGCCGAAGCCTTCGTGTTGCTCGCCTCGGGGGTAGGCAACAATCCAGATCCGGTCGCGTCGGTGAGGGGCGCCAACGGCGGACGCTGGTATGCAGTCCCATTCCGCATCGTACCCGAGCGCGGCCAGGTCTCCGAGAACAACTCCAAGTCCCCGACCAAGGAGCGCTGAGACGTTTTCCAGATAGACGAGCCGAACGGGCCGTCCGATGTCACGCAGCTCGCGAAGAAGTCGGGCGATCTGGAACCATAGTCCGGAACGCGCGCCGTCCAGCCCGGCGCCCTTGCCGGCATAGCTGAGGTCCTGACAGGGGAAGCCTCCGCAGAGGGCGTCCACGGAAATTCCGTCTGCGGCCAGTCGTTCAGCGGTGAGGGTGTTGACGTCGTCATAGCAGGGAACGTCCGGCCAGTAGTGGTTGAGGAGGTGGCGCGGCTTGGGCAGCACTTCGCAGAAGGCGACGGTGCGGAACCCGCCGGTGCGTTCCAGGCCGAGGCTGAAGCCGCCGATGCCCGAAAACAGGTCGAGGACGTTGATCACCCCTCACCCCCTTCCCGCGTGTGTTGGGCGGAGAGGTACGCGCTGAACCGATGAAGCGCGGTCGCGAAGGCCACGCGCTCGCGCTCGGCCTGAAGCCAACGGAGGGCGAGCCGCGCGGGGCGGGGCATGGTCCCGCCTTTGCACCAGCGACTGACCGCGCTGCTGTCGACCCCCAGTTCCTCGGCGATGCGGCTTCGCCAGCCCACGCCGTAGACCTCGCGCGCCTCGCTCAGCAGCGCGAACGCCTCGGGATCGCACGCGGCCAGATCGTCCGCCTGAACCCGCTTCAGCAGCCCTTCCAGGCTATCGCCTTTAGTCATGGGAGGGGTCATGCGCAAAACTCCCACAGCAGTTTGTCCTCGGTCGGATGCTTGTCGGCGCGCGGGCGCGATGGCGTGTCCCAGCTGCGACCCTTCACTTCGGCCACCTTGGTCCAGCCCGCGACACGCAGGCTATCGCCGCTTTCACGGGCCAGCGTGTAGGTCCCGATGCGGCGAAACCCCATCGCCATGGCCGCCCGTGCACACCTGGCCAGGAGGAAGGAACAGACGCTGGACGCGTGGGCCTTGCCGTCGCGGCCTATCGCCGGCGGAAGGTCTGACCTCGCGCACAGGCGGGTGATCTCAGCGGTGGAGCCGTCGTCCCGGTGTCGGGAGACGGGCCGCCCGACGATGGCCACGCCAACCAGCTCGCCGGCGCGGTATGCGCCCAGGCTGAACAGGTGGCCAACCGGCGGAGTGTGGTGGCGGTGATGCTGGGCCACGAACGCGCGCGCCGTGTCGAAGTCTACGCGACCGTGCGTGAGCCTCATTCCGCCCCTCCCCCCGCCTGAGACGCGATGAGGGAGCGGACGTAGTTGACGGCTTCAGCGATGAACCGGGCGTCGCGCTGCGCCAGTTCGATGAACGGCCGGCGCTCCTCATCGGTGCCGCTTTTGCAGGCGTACGACCCAGCCGTTCCGACGCAGCCGGCGTCCGCGAAGACGTGGCGCATCTCGTCGCCCTGAACACGCCACGGCCCTTCCGTCGCCTTCTCCGCCAGTTCGACAAGCTCGGCAGGCAAGGCGGGGGCGGCCTGGTTCGCGACAACCGCATCCCGCATACGGATCGCTTCCGCCTCGTCAGGGGCGTACACCGAAGCGGTCCAGAGATGGCCCTCTTCAACCGCAGGCCCGGCGACGGGGGCGGGAGGGGCGGACGACATGGCGGCGAACGCGGACTCAACACGACGGGACACGTCGTCAGCCACGGCTTTGGGCGCTTCCAGGTACAGCGCACGCAGGCCGCGCCGCGCCTCCTCGACAACGCGCTTCACGGCCTCACCCATTGGCGGCCTCGGCTTTCTGGATGGCGGCGGGCTTGAACGTGTTCCACCAGTTCATGAGATCGCCGATGCAGTTCGGGCAGAGGTCCTTGAAGGTTTTCCCGTCCATCGAGCCGATCCACTTCGGCCCGTTCGACTGAGCGGCCGTGATCCGGCCCCACTCGTAGGCCCGAAAATCCTGCCGGATTTCCTCGACGTGCCCGCAACGGTCGCACGTCATGACGGGGACGCTGGACTTAGCCATTGGCGCGGGCCTCCGCTTGGGCGGCGCGGTCGAGGGCGGCGTTCATGGCCTTGAGGTCGCCGATGCGGACCCTGACCGTGAGTTCCACCTGGTCGTCGTCGCGAAGGGGAGCCCAGCCGTTGGTCGGCTTGCCGAAGTAGCCCGTCGCCAGCCTCAGCGCCCCCACCAGTTCCCCGACTAGATCGGCAGGGGGAGGGGGGAGGGCGGCTCGAACCTTGCCCGTAACCGCGTCGTGGCGAGAGTCGGCGAGCACGGCGCGGATATATCTCCCGTGCCAGCGGGAGTATTCCTCACACCACTCGGCGTTAGGGTACAGCAGCGGGTGAGGCGGCATGGCACCCGGCACGACCACGGGCGAGGCGCCCACCTCGGCAGGGGAGGGAGACTGAGGGGCGGCGGCGAGCATGGCGGCCCACATCTCGGGCACGCTGGCGAACACGGTCTCGGCCGCCGCGTGGGCGGCGAAGTGCGCGTTGACCATCGCTTCGGTCGGCTCGACCGGGACGAGCTTCCACCCGCCCCCCGCCTGTTCTTCTCGGGTGAGGTCAGCCATGTCTCGTCTCCTTGCGGACGACCGAGCCGTCCAGCTTCTTGGTGTGGGTCTGGGAGAAGCCGCGGCCCTGGAGGCGGGCTTTCGGGGAGGTTCGGCCCGCCTGGGTCGGCCGGGGGCGCGGCTCGACGGCTCGGGCTTCGACGGCGAAGCGGCGCACCACGGCGCGGCCGGCGACGGCGTCGGGCCGGGCGGCCACCAGGGCGGCGCACAGGTCGGCGATGCGGTCGCCGATGTTCAGCCGGTCCCAGAACTTGCGCTGGCCCTTGTCGCAGGCGTTCGGCGCGAGCTGGTGGTGCCAGCGGCAGAGCCCGACGCTCTTCTCGTCGTCGGAGCGCACGCCCTTGCCCGAGCCGGTCCAGCCCTTGGAGGCGATGGCGAGCTTCTGGTGCGCCGCCTCCAGCGGGTTGGGCTCGCTTTTCGTGTCTGGGGCACCCTCGATCTCGCAGGCCACGCACAGGCCCACCTCATGGATGAACCCGAGGTGGTCGGCGCAGCGCACCCGCGGCCGGCGTTGGCCTTCCGCCGCGGGCTGCACCTTCGCCGGGCGGAGCTTCTTGTTCTCCTTGCGGACCCTGGCCTTGATGGCGTGCGCTCTCGCCAGAAGCTCTCGCTCCTCCAAGGTCAGGACGCGGCGGTGAATCGGCGGCTGCATCAGGCGAACGCCTCTTCGCGTTCGGCCCTGACGTATTCCAGTTCGGCGAGACGGTCCGGGTCCTTGCTGTCCAGTTCGGCGCGCAGCTTGGCGCACTTCGACCAGGCGGCTTCGAACGCTTCGGGGGACTCGGCCGAGCGCAGGGCGTTGATCGCCATTTCGGTGCGCTGTTCGAGGGTCAGGAGCGAAGAACCGGAGGTCATGCCGGGAATGGCCGGTTTGGCCCGTTCCGCCGCCGGCACGCCGCCACGGGCCCATTCCGCGAGCAGCTTGCCGTGCTTCTCCGACAGCGGCTCCTTGCCCCCGAACATGTCGCGGAACTGGCCGGGGAGCTTCATCGCCATGCGCTCGCCCGGATGCTCTGAGTTCCAGGTCGGGACCCCGTCCGAGCGCGGGTGCAGCAGCGCGCTCATGGTCATTTCGTATACGAACTCGGGACCGGCGATGGGGGTGAACCCCATGTCCACCGGCTTGGTCTTGCCGTCCTTGGGGTCCTTCATCGGCTTGGTCTTCTCGCCGGCGCGGAAGCACATGATGCAGGACACGCCGAGCTGGACGATGCCGTTGAGAAGCTGGCGGCGGGCGGCCTTGGGCTTCTGCCAGGCGAGCATCTGCATTCGCTCGCGCTTGCCGTAGTCCTGCCCGGCCATGCGGGTGAGTTCGGTCTCGTGGGCGTCGAGCAGGCCGCCCGGCCCCTCGTGCTCGTGCGACATGGAGTCGACCACGACCACGCCGGCTTTCTCGCTGACGCAATGGGCGATGGCGGCGAGGTAGTCGAGCGAGCCGAACGGGGCTCCGAACTCGACGTGCTGGAACTTGAACTGTTCCGCGTAGTGCAGGGCGCGCCGGGCCTCGGTGTCGATGAAGAAGATTTCGCCGCCGGTCACGGCTTGGATGCCGGACGCCATGCGAAGCGCGGAGAAGGTCTTGCCAGAGCCGGACGGCCCGACCAGGCCGACCAGCAGCGGGACTTGTTCGCGCACGGCGGCGCGCGCGGTGAAGGTGCGGGCGGTCAAAACTGGCCCTCCGGTCCGTTCAGGGTTTCGTCGGTCATCACCCGGTTCTCCCACCGGCTCAGAAGCCAAGGGGCGGGGGAGGCGCTGAAGGGCTTGCGCGGGTAGCCGGGGAACTCGCCCGTCGCCATGGCGCGGTCCCAGATGGCGCAGGCCATTTCGACCTGTTCGTCCGCCAGCGAGCGCCCGGCTTCGCTGACCTCGGGGACGCAGATTTCGAAGGGCGGCTCTTGCTCCTGCACCACGAAGAAGAAGCGGCGGCGGCCGGCGCCCAGCGGGTCGAGAATGTCGAGCCCGCGCCGGTAGAACGCCTCTTGGAAGTGGTAATTGCAGGAGTAGAGCAGCGCCTCGGCTTCGGGCGGGGCGGCGCTGCGGGCCGTGGTCTTGAAGTCCACGATCACGCGGGCGTCGGGGGTCATGCGGTCGATCAGGCCGCGCCGCCAGAACCCGCCCTCTTCCCAGGCGAGCATCGCCTCGGCCACCTTGGAGCCGCCGAGCAGGTCGGCGATCACCGGGCGGGCGATCTCGGCCATGCGCTTGGCCCTGCGAAAGTCCTTGGTCTTGAGCGGGATCGCGCCGCGCGCCATGGCCGCATCCCGCTCCTCGCGGGCGGCCTTGGTGGTGAACGCCTTGGCCTCGATCTCCACGACCTCGGCCCCGACCCCGAAGGCGAAGGCGTGCGCGGCCTTCCCGATCTCGCGGGCGGCGACGTACTTCTCTTCGGCTTCGTCCTCGTCGGACTCCACCACGGAAAGCCGGGGGTGCTTCGCCTTCGCATGGGCGAGCGAGCGGACCAGGGCGACTTTGCCGATGGATGAAGACAGCGCCGGGGCCGGGCAGGGGTCGGAGTGGTACACGTCCTCGGGGACGCCGAGGTAGAGGCCCGGCCCGGTGATCGCGCCAGACCAGATGGCGGCGCGGAACTGCGGTTGCGCGTTCATCAGATCGCTCCCGAGAAGTGGAGAAGGGCGGTGGCGGCGAGGGCGACGGGGACCATGGCGAGCATGATCCGGTCGGCGAGGGCGGGGTTCACGCCAGCGCCCTCCCCATGGCGCGGGCGAGGACACCCAGCTTGGTCACGTCCACCTGGGCCCGAGCGAGCCCGGCGGGGGTGGTGTAGCCCTCAAAGGCGGCCTGAACGGACCGGGCGAGGGTGACGAGCCGGGCCGCGTCGGCGCGGGCGCCCGGATACACCGTCACGGTCGGAGGACCGGCGTTGAGGGGGGCGGCCACCACGGGGCCAGCCCCCTCGGTGACGAGGCGGAGGGAGGCGCGGGACATCAGGCGGCACCTTTCAGAAGGTCAGCGGCCGGTCCTGAGGAGGAAGGGGCAGGACCGGCCGCGTCATTCCCGCCCTCGGTACGCGCGTCGGGGGTAGGGGACGCAGGGCGGGAAGGGGTGGGGGAGAGGGCCTCGGCCCGGCGCATTTCGGCGCGAAGGCCCGCCATCTGAGCGGTGAGGCGGTCGAAGGCGTCGAAGGCCCGCTCGAGTTGGCACTCGGCGTAGTGTTTGCCGAGGCCTTCCGTGTGGAAGGCGGCGCGCAGGGCGGTCTCGGCCATGTGCGCGTTCTCGGCCGCGTTGATGAGGCGGGAGGCGTTCACAGCGGGGCCCTCCACACCAGCACCAGCGCCACCCCGGCGGCGCAGACGGCGAACAGCAGGTTGCTGAGCGGCGCGTCGTCGGTGTTCAGGTGGAAGTCCCGCTCCAGATAGCGGCCCCGCCACACGGCGGCGTGGTAGGCGGCGACCAGAAGGGCGCACGCGGGGATGAGGACGAGGGGGGACATCAGCGGGCCCCGCTTTCGAGGAGCCACAGCTCGCGGGTGATCTCGTTGACGGCTTCGCGGGCGTCGGCGGCGGCGGCGGCGGTCTCGGCTTCGGCGAGGGCTTCGCGCGCCTCGTCCAGTTCAGCCTCAAGGCCCGCGATCCGCTGGCTGGCGTAGATCATCGGTCTTCCTCGGTTTCGGTGTGGGTGTCGTCGCGCCGGTCCAGCGCGGTCGGGTCGATCCCCCGTCCCATCGCGTCCAGCACTCGGGACAGGGGGAGGGCGATCAGCTCCTCGGCTCGTTCGGTCGGGGCGGGGCTCATCACGCCCGCACCTCCGGGGCGTTCGCCGCCGCCTTCTCCAGCGCCGAGACCAGCTCCCGCGCCGAGCGCAGGGCCCGCGCCGCAGCGTCCGCCGCCAGCTTGTCGTCCCTCGCCGGCAGGAACGGACGGCGCCGGTCGTCCAGAACCCGGATCAGGTCGGGGCCCATCTGACGGTGCGCGATCTCCGCCTGGATCAGCGCGTTGAGGAACGTGCGCGGACGATCCGACGACGCGGCGACGGCGCGATCCGCCTCCGCCCACAGCGCGTCAGGCGCGGGCTTCTCGCCCTGAATGTTCGGCTGGTGCTGCATCCCGTGCGGCTCCCCCTCGGTGTGAGAGGAAGATTATCGGGCGGTCCGATAATGTCAATCGGACAATCCGATAAAATCGAACACGTATCGAGCGGGCACAAAAAAGCCCCGCCGAAGCGGGGCCTGCGTTAAACGGTTGGATCGGTCGTCAGAACCGGATCGGGACCACGACCAGGGCGCCAGTCGTGGCCCCGCCGTCCACCGTCCGTGCGGACGACCGATAGAACCTCGTCGCCCTCAACGCGGGTTCGGCGACCGCAGCCGGAACGGCGCTTGTAACCTCGCAATCGGACAACTCGCCCGACCCGCCGATGACGCATTCCAGCATGGCGCGCCCGCTTCCGGCCGGCGCTTCGGCGGCGAGCTGCTCGGCCGATGGCCGGGACACCCAATTGGGGTTCGTCACGACGCGCGTCGGTCGGCGTCCCCGCATCCGCGCCAGCTCGCTCCCGTTGGCATCCACCACGGCCACGCGGCTAAACACGGCTGAGACCGCGCATCGGCGCGTAGTGACCTGGGTTGGGTCGTCAAAGGTCGGACTCTCATAGCCGTCCTCGCAGGTTATGGCGCGCCCGTTCGGAGCGACAATGCTGCCCTCCATGACCAGCCTCATCTCTGACGCCAGCGCCCGAGCTTTGGCGGGCGGCACCTGAAGCGAGACGTCGAACCCCGTAAGGTCGTCGCCTGTCAGGACGTAACGAAGGCGGATATAGGACTTCACCTTTACCTTGGCCCCGAACGCATTCTGGGCTGGGGTCTCTCCGACTTTTCTCGTCACCGAGTAGAAGACCGCGTCCCGGTACATTCCGGCATGAATGCCGAGCGTCTGCGTGTTCGGGTCGTAGGTCCAATACGCCGAGCCGCCAGTCCCGTCGTCTTTACTCAGCAGGGGGAGGCTGACCCTGAACGCTTTTCCCGCGAGATCGGCTCCGGCGGGACCAGGCTCAAACCGGTCTTTGCGCTCGTAAGTCGCTACCGTCCTGGTGGCGTTGAAAAGGTCGTCGTCGGTCAGGGGCGAGGCGGCTCGGGCTGGAAGTGTCGGGCCCATCGCCAAGGCCAAGCCTATCAGGTAGTGCCGCATCACGTCCCCCTCGGTGTGTGCCTATCTGCGCGACCTTCGCCACTGGATGGGCGGCGGCGGCCTCTCTTCCTTGCGGAAGCTCCCCACGACCACGAACGCGATCTCGGGCCGGTCCTGGTCGTCCGGCGAGTTCACGTCGAGGTAGATGCGGTCCTGATGATCGGGGTGGTTCGAGCGGGGGAGGAGGGCGACGCGGCCCCCTTCCTCGACAGCGACTTCCTTGATGGTCGCCTCGCGCAGCTCGCCTTGCGAGCGGTACACCACCACCCTATCGCCGGGCCGCACGTCGGTGTCCTGCGCGTCGGCCACGATGACGAACGTGCCGTCCGGGTAAAGCTGGTCCACGGATGGCCCCAGCACCTTGAGCGCCCGGAGGCGAATGCCTTCGTAACCCTGGAGGGCAACGGGGATCTGGTAGCGATCCTCCTCGGGATACTCCAACGCCAATTTGAACGCGCCCCCCTGCACTTCACCGACGACATCGATGCCTCTGATTGTGGCGGAGGTATGTACGACGGCGGACGGTGTTGGGCGCCCAAGCTGGGTGTCCTCCAACGACTCCTCTGGAATTCCAAGGGCGCGGGCCAGCTGCGGCTTGTAGTCACGCCATGATTGCAGGGTGTCGCGTTCCCAGTCGGAAACGACGGACTGGGTCACGCCTAGGCGCTCACCGAGAGCCCCTTGCGTCAGGTGCGCGCGTTTTCGCGCGGCCTTGATTCTGCCCCCCGGCGTCATGGCCGCGAGCATCGTCAATTCCCATGGGGGCGCATCCGATAAATCGGAGCTTGCGATTATCGGTTCATCCGATAATATCGAGTCTATGTCCGATACAGACGACGCCTTGAACGTCATCGTTCACCTCAAAAGCCGCTTCGGGACGCAGACCCGTCTCGCGGCGGCGGCCGGCGTCCGACAGAATACCATTACCGACAGGAAGAACGCGAACTCCCTAACGCACCAGCAGATGCGAAGCATCCTGCAGGCCGCCCCCAAGATGGGGGTCAAAGTCGATCCTTGGGACTTCTTTCCCGAGTTGAGGCGCTCGGCTCAGGAGCGCTCTCAGTGACCTTGTCGGTTCTTCCGATTTCCAATCGCCCCAGCTGCCCGCGGTCCCGACTGGTGGGCCACGGGCGGGCGGGCCCCCTGTTTTTCGGAAAAGGGCTGGGGGCCCGCCACCTATCGCGCGCCTCCACCTCCCCCTCAGCGCGCGGTGCGCGCGGGACGGGCCGTACGTTCCTGGTCGGCTCGTCCCGCGTCCTGCACCTCAACACGGGTCCTGAACTTCTCGGCGGCTCGCCGGCACACGTCGGCCTGGGCGCCCTGGTGGAACCCGGCTTCGAACATCAGCGCCTTGGCGGTGCGCCAGGCGTCAAGATTGAAAACAGCCGCGGCCATGCCCAGGCCCTCCCGACAACCCCAACGCCGATCAACCTGAGCCGTTCCCGTAACGGCGTCATTGGAACGCTCTAGGAGAACGAACCGTGACCTCGCGTGAACATGCCCGGCTCGCTCGTGAACTGATCACCGCGTGCGGCGGCCTCGACGAGTGCGCCGCCAACTGCCGCGTCAGCAAGGCGAACCTGTCCCGATACCAGAACCCGCATGAGGAGTGCTTCATGCCGGCGGACGTGATCGCGGACCTGGAGACCTACTGTGGCCGGCCGATCTACTCGGCGGCCCTGTTCGACCGGTTCGAGCAGCCCAGGGCCGAGGCGTCCGACCTCCGCGAGGCCGTGTTCACCCTGACGGAGGAGTCCGCCGACCTGCAGCGGGTCGCCCGCGAGGTGCTGGCCGATGGCCGGATCACCCCGCGCGAGCTCGACCGCCTGGCCGAGGAAGAGCGGCAGGCCGAAGCCGCCCTGCAGAAGGTCCGCGCCGCCCGTCAGGCTGCGGAAGCCGCCCAACAACGACCGGCCCTCAAGGCCGTCTGACTACCCGCTGTCAGCCCCGCCGACAGAGCAGGGGCGCCGGCAACATCGAGAGTTTAGGCGCGGAGGCTTGCGGCGCCGTTCGGAACGGCAGGCCACATAGGGGGAGAGGGCAAAGTGGCCCGTTCCATGAACTACGTCCCGAGCGACCGTGCCCTGCTGCATGGTGCGTTCGCCGTTTCCGCCGTGCCCATGGTGCTGATCGGCGGTTCCATGCTCGCCATCGGAGACACGGGTCCCGCCGTGTGGATGGGGGTGAGCCTGCTCGCCACGGCCGGGTGCTGGCGCTGGGCCTTGGCGGCCTTCGCGCCCAAGCGCCCGGACCTCGCCGCCCTGCGCGCCGCCGACCCGCGCTCGGACGAGGAGATCCTGGCCGGGGACGAGGTGTTCCAGCAGCTCAAGAAGCAGGTCGAAGCCGCTCGCCGGCGCAAGCAGCGGTACGCGCACCTGGAAGCGCGGTTGACCGCCTATCGTGCCCGGACCCTGCAGCGCGCCCGGGCCTTCCGTCTGACGGAGGGCTGGGCGTGAGCTGGACCCCGCAAATCGAGAAGGTCGCGCGCGAGCTGTGGCTGTTAAACCAGAGCGCCGGGACTGTGGCGCAGACGCTGAACGCCCGCTTCAACACCCGCTTCACACGTAATTCGGTGATCGGGAAGGCGTGGCGGCGGGGCTGGTCGGTGGACCGCAACGATGACGCGCCGCAGTTCGGCGGGGCGCAGAACGACGTGTGGACCGCCGACAAGGTGGCGGTCCTGCGCCGCCTGATCGACGCGGACGTGCCCTATGTGCAGATCGCCGAGGCGCTAGGCGCGGGCTTCAGCGCCGGGTCCGTTTCCGGCAAGGTCAAGAGGCTGGGGTGGTCCTCGCCGCGTGGCTCGATGGAACACGGCGTCAAGCAGGCCCGCAACGCGGCCGCGGCTCGTCGCGCGCAAGCGTGGCGCGTCGAAAACCGCCCGTCCCGCGCCCCCGCCGAACCGAAGCGTCCGCCCATGTTGATTCCATCGCCTGGGGATGCGCGCGCCCTCGCCGACCTGAAGCGCGGACAATGTCGATGGCCGCTAGACCTCAGCGTGACCGTCGAGGCCGACGCCACCACCCTCTTTTGCGGCGCCCACGCCCACGACCATGAGGAGGCCGAGCGGCCCTACTGCCCCTACCACACCAAGCGCGCGTCCTCGGCTGGGATGGGGCGCAAGCCCGCGACGGTCAAGGACCTGGTCCGCGGCCTTCGGAGGTTCGCGTGACCGTCTCTGTCCAGCGTGCCAGCCCCAGGGCCAAGTCCCCCGTTCACGCCACCATCACCGACCAGGCCTGGAAGGCCATGGCCGACACGGTCCTGGGCCAGCCCACGGTCGAGCTCCGAAAGTTCTGCGCCCAGGAAATGACCCGGGCCGTGGTCGCCTGCCTCTCCGTCACCCATGGGCATGAAGAAGCCCTGGCCCTGCTCGGGGCCACGGTGGGGCGGATGCAACGGCAGGTGGGGAGGAAGTGATGCGGGTCGAGACCATCGGCGACTGCACGCTCTACCTCGGGGACTGTCGGGAACTGCTTCCGACATTCGAGGGCATCGACGCCGTTTGCACCGATCCGCCGTATGGCGTTCGAGACGATGCGTGGGACGACATGAGCGAACGCGAGTTCGCCCGGTTCAGCATGGCATGGCTCGCCGAGGCCGCCCGCATCGCCCCGGAAGCGGTGATCTTCGGCTACCTCGACAGCGCCGTACATCGGCTCTGCCAGATGATCTATCCGAGGGTGCGGCCGATGATCTGGGCCAAGCCTCCCGGCTCGCAGCTTTCCGGCGCATCCGAGCGCAAGCGGTGGTTCGCGTTCGAGGCGGTGTTCCACTGCCACCAGGGCGAGACTTGGAGCGTGGTTGAGGCGCGCGATGTCGATGTCGCCCGGCTCGTCAAGGCGGCGCGTGATCGGAAGGGCCTGACCCGAGGCGCGGTAGAGGTCTTGCTTCGCGGCAAGAAGACCGGCCTCTGCTACCGATGGGAGGAGGGCTCCAGCCTGCCCGGTCCCGAGGACGCCGCAGGCCTTCGCCGAGTTCTGGGCCTCGGAGACGAGTTCGACGCCGCGCTGCGGGCCGCGCTAGACGCCAAGGCCGAGACCGTCTCAGCAGCGCGCGAGCAGGCGTCCAAGAACGCTGCGGCTCGCTCGGACGTGCTGAGCTACCGCACCGTAACGGCGGGCCGTCACCCGTGCGAAAAGCCCATTGGTCTCATGGATGACTTGATCGAAACGACCGGCGACCGCTGGCGTTCGGTGCTGGACCCGTTCCTCGGTTCCGGCTCGACCGGCGTGGCGTGCACTCGCCTCGGGCGCCGCTTCGTCGGCATCGAACAGGACCCGACCTACTTCGACATCGCCTGCAAGCGGATCGAGGAAGCCTACGCCCAGCCCCGCCTGTTCGACGAGCCCGCCCCCAAGCCGGTGCAACCCAAGCTGTTCGGGGACGCCGCATGACCGTCGCCCTCGTCAAAGCCCACGGCCTCAACGAGCCCGCCTCGGCCCTGCCCCACAACCTGGAAGCCGAACACGGCCTGATCGGCTGCGTCCTGTTCGACAACGGGGCGTTCGAGCGTATCCCGGACAGCTTCCGTGCCGAGCACTTCCATGAGCCGCTGCACGGCGCGATCTGGGAGGCGATCACGGCCCTGGTGAGCGCGGGCCGGGTCGCGGACCCGGTCACCGTTCAGGACAAGGTGAAGGACCACGGCGCCTATGAGGCGGCCGGCGGCCTGCCGTATCTGGCGGACCTGTTCGACCGTGCGCCCCCGGCGGCCAACGCCGCCGACTACGCCCGCGTCATCACCGAGCAGGCCCGACGCCGTGACCTGATCCGCATTGCGGGGGACGTGGACCACGCGGCCCGCAAGGACCACGACGCGGACGCTCGCGAGATCATCGAGCACGCCGAGGCCGAACTCTACAGCCTGGCCGAGACGGGCCAGCGCTCGGGAGGCGTCGTCACCTTCTCCCACGCCATCACCGGGGCCGTGCGGATGATCGGGGACGCCTTCGAACGGGACGGCAAGCTCGCCGGGCTGTCGACGGGCCTGATCGACGTGGACCAGAAGCTGGGCGGGCTGCACCCCTCGGACCTGCTGATCCTCGCCGGCCGCCCCTCGATGGGTAAGACCGCGCTCGCTACGAACATCGCTTTCAACGTGGCGAGCAAATACCGCTACCAGGCCCAGCCGGACGGAACCCGCAAGACCGTCGAGGGCGGGGTCGTCCTGTTCTTCTCGCTCGAGATGAGCGCCGAACAGCTCGGCATGCGGATCCTCGCCGACGTGTCGGGGGTGTCATCCGACAAGCTCCGCAAGGGCGAGATCGACATCAGGGACTACGCCACCGTCCGCGACGCGGCGATCGAGATCAACGACTCCCCCCTGTTCGTGGACGCCACCGGCGCCCTGCCGATCGCCAAGCTCTCGGCCCGCGCGCGTCGCCAGAAGCGCACCACGGGCCTCGACCTGATCGTGGTGGACTACCTGCAGCTCGTCACCACGGGCCGGCACTCGCGCGAAAGCAACCGGGTCGCCGAGGTCTCCGAGATCACCCAGGCCCTGAAAGCCTTGGCGAAGGAACTGAACGTCCCGGTGATCGCCCTGTCGCAGCTCTCCCGCCAAGTGGAGCAGCGCGAGGACAAGCGGCCCCAGCTGTCGGACCTTCGGGAGTCCGGGTCCATCGAACAGGACGCGGACGTGGTCTGCTTCGTCTACCGGGAGGCCTACTACCTGGGCCGCGCCGAGCCGAAGCCGGGCACGGACGAGCACCTGACCTGGCAGGACGAGATGTGCGCCTGTCAGGGCCTCGCCGACCTGATCATCGGCAAGCAGCGCCACGGTCCCATCGGCACCGTGAAGCTCTCCTTCGACGAGAACACCACCAAGTTCGGCAACGTCGCCCGTGACGGGACCTTCGCCGCGCGCAATCCGTACGGGGACGACTGATGGCCCGGCCGCTCACGCCCGAAGACTGCGACCTGCAGGACTTCCCGCGCATGATGATCGACATTCCGCGCCTGCGCGGTTCGTCGTTCGACTCCACGCTGGACGACAGCGCATGGCGGGCCGGGGTCAACCTGTGGATGGCCGCATGGCACCAGGTCCCGGCCGCGTCCCTGGAGAACGACGAAGCCCAACTGGCGAAGGCGGCGGGCCTCGGCCGGGACGTGAAGACGTGGCGCAAGGTGAAGGGCGAGGCCCTGCGCGGCTGGACCGCGTGCGACGACGGCCGGCTCTATCACCCCACGGTGGCCGAGTTCGCCCTGGAAGCCTGGATCGAGAAGCTGGGCCACCGCCTGTCGAGCGGCGCCGGCAACGCCAAGCGCTACGGCGGCACCTTCGACCCCGCCCCGACCTATGCCGAGATCACCGCCGCCGCCGACCTGCTCCGGGAGCTGAACCCGAAGTCCCGGGCGCTCTCCAAGCAGCACGTGATGAAGGCTCTAAAAGCGCCCGACGAAGGCGACGCCGGGACTGCCGGTGGAACTCCCGGTGAACCTCCCGGTGGGAGCCCCGCTGGGATCGTTCCGGGATCGCAAGGGAAAGGGACAGGGAAAGGGACAGGGAATAAGAGAGAGAAGGATGAACCTTCTCTCTCAGCGCGCGGCGCCGCCGCGAGAGAGAGCCGAGGGGCTTCGAAGGGTTCGAAGCGCAAGCCCGAAACCGCCATCCCGGACGGCTTCCCCGACACCGAAGCCCTGGCAGAGGCCCGGAGCGCGCTCGCCTCAGCCGGCGTGAGCCTCGACCCCGAGACCCTAGCCAAGCGGTTCAGGAACCACGCTCTGGCCGAGGATCGCCGGGTTCGTGACTGGTCCGCCGCCTGGCGCAATTGGGTGGACATCGAGGCCGACAGGGGCCCTAAGGCGGCCGCAAGCCCTGCCGAGGCCATGCCCGAGTTCGTGTTCGCCGGCCCCCCGGAGCTCCTCGCCGACATCGTCGCGAAGATGGGCGAGCCGTGGGCCCGGTCGTGGCTCCGCCGGTGCGAGTGGCAGGACGTGCCCCGCAAGGCCCTGATCAGCGCCAACTCGTTCGTCGTCTCGACCCTGCGACGGGAACTCGCCCGGACCCTGTCCGCCCATGGCGTGACCGTTCTTCAGGACAAGGGGCAGGCCGCATGAGCGACCTTCCCGACCGTCTGGAAGCCCTGGCCGTGAAGTTCGAGAGGGCCGCACGGACCGCGGAAGCCGAAAACGCGGCGTCCCCCGACTTCGCCCTGACCGCTCGGGCCCTGTCATGCCTGAAGGACGCAGGGACCATCAGAGAAGCCATTCAGATCATTGCTGGAAAAGGAGTTGAGGCGTGACGGACGCTGCTTACGAACCGGGTCGGACTTACGAGATCGGCACCTTCGCGGACTTGGTCCGGGTCCATCGCTCGCTCCCGGCCGAGCGCCGAGAGCTGCTGCTGCGTGAAGTGGTGCAGGGCGTCCAGTACGTCTCGACCTACCTCGACCTGATCGGTGCCGTGTTGGGCGGCGTCGAGGCCGAAATCCCGCCCCTGCGCTGGATCGACGACGACAAGGGCAACGCCGACGTTCACGCCACCTTCTCGGACGGCGAGACCCTGACCCTGCAGGTCCGCCCGGACTCCGTGTCGGTGTCCGACACCACCCCCAAGAGCGCCTAAGCGCCAAGCCCCCCGCATCATCGAAAGTCGCCCCCTCCCCATGACCAAGAAAACCCGCCGCAAGGCCAAGCAGGGCCGCCCCCGCAAGGAAGGCGCCCGGTATCCCTCGGGACAGCTCAAGGCGAAGCACTCGACCGAGCCGAACCCGGTCACGCTCGCCCGCCGGCGTGAACTGCTGGGCGACCCCGACGCCACCTCGGCCGAGTGCGCCAAGGCTGAGAACCCCCTCGACCTGATGCTTGAGCGCGGATGGATCTCGACCGGGCTCTGGTCGGCGGCCCGCTGGTACCTGGGCCTGCACAAGCTCGCCAAGGTGGACCTACCCCGCGTGGGCGCCGTGGACCTGAACCGCACCTCCCGAGGCGTGGACCACAGCACCGGAGACCCCGAGGCCATGGTCCAGCTCCGTGCGGTGTGGGACCGGCTCCGGGCCAATCCGGGCGCCGCCTCCGAGCTCTCCGACCTCGCCCTGCACGACAAGTTCCCCATGTGGGTCCTGTGGTGGGTGGAGAACCCTCCGACCATGGTGCGGACGGAGACGGATCAACTCATCCCCTGCGCCGTGCGCCACCCCTTCGGACTGCAGGCCGAGTGCAGCCCTGACGAGGAGATGCCCCCCCTCTACCGGCTGCGCCGAGAGGCCCTGTTCCGAGCCCTCCGCATGGTCCGCGAGGAGCAGATCAGCACCAGGCCGGAGAGGGCCAAGCCCGCCCCTACCTCGGCCGAGCGAGAACGCTACGCCGGCCCCAAGGTCGAGGAGACCGTGGTCTATGCCGACGAGGAAACCGGGGAGATCGTGCCGACCGAGTCCCAACATGGTATCCCGTTCGAGCTTGTCCGAAGGAGGCGCGCATGATGGACCGAGAGCAGGCCGAGGCGACCATCCGCGCCTATGACGCCCTGGTCGAAACGGTGTGGTCGGCGGCGTGCAGCTACTTCGACCGCAATGAACCCAGGCTCGCCGAGGACAACGCGGTTCGTGTCGAGATCGACGGCGAGAGCGTTAACGTGGCCTATCTGAACGACAGCGATTGGGACAGCCCGACGTGGACCAGCTTCGTGGTTCCGCTCTGGTATGTGCTCGCCTCGCCCGAGGCGCAGAAGGAATACCTTGCCGAGCGCAAGGCCAAGGCAAGGGCGGAAGCCGAGGCCAAGGCCCGCGCTGACCATGCCCTCACCCTTGAGCGCGAACGTCGAGAATACGAGCGCCTGAAGGCCAAGTTTGGGGCCTCCGACACCACCCCTTGACCCTGGCCCACAGTCAGGCTACCAAAAGTAGACGCTACAAGTAGCGCATCCAGAGCCCCGGCCCCGCAAGGTCCGGGGCTTTTGCGTTTCGGAGACAGGCCATGCCCGAAGCCAACGACACCAACACCGACCACCTCACCGTGGACGTGGTGGAGGCCTTCCACTTCGACGGCTACTTCACCAAGGCTCTCGTCGTGTGCGGTGGCATCCTCACCGTGGTGTTCCTGGTCGGCGTCGCCCTCGGCGTCATGATCGCGGCCTGACCCTGTCCAAGTACGACACTCGGTCCAGAGAGGCCGCATCCTGGCGTCACCTCTACGGCACGGGACGATGGAAGCGCCTGAGAGCGCACCACCTCCGCACCGAGCCCCTGTGCCGCCATTGCGCGAAACAGGGCAGAACGACCGCCGCCGCCGTGGTCGACCACCTCACCCCCCACAAGGGCGACGAGGCCAAGTTCTTCGACCCTGCCAACCTTCAAGCCCTCTGCTCCCCCTGTCACGATGCAGGCAAGCAGAAGGCAGAGAGAGCGGGCTACAGCGGCGAGTGTGACGAGAGCGGGTGGCCTACCGACCAGAGACACCCGGCCAACCAGCGGCGCTGAGGCGGGCAGGGGGGATCGAAAGTCTGGGGCCTTCGCCTCCTCGACCGGTCGGCCCGTCGCGCGCAAACCGCCGCAGGTTTCGCATCGTTTTTCGATAAGAGGCAAAGATGGGCGCTCGCGGCCCCAAGGGCGAGCTGGCCCAGGTCAAGAAACTCAAGGGGAACCCGGGCAAGCGCCCGATCTCCGAGCCGGGTGTGAACGCGAAGGGCGAGCCCTTCATTGCGGAGCACCTGCCTGACGACGCCAAGGCGTGCATCGAGGTCATTCGGCAGTCCATGCCCCCGGGCGTCTACGCCAGGGCGGACAGCTTCCACCTGGCCGCGTTCGCGCGGGCCTGGGCCCTGCACAAAGAGGCGTCGGAGAACCTGAATGCACCGGGCTCCGCCGTATCAACGGGCTCGCAGGGCCAGCCGGTCGTCTCGCCGTGGGTGAGCATCCTAAACGAGCAGGCCAGGCTCATGGCGTCGCTCGGCGACAGGCTGGGTCTGGATCCGAAGTCGCGGGCGGCGCTCAAGCTTCCCGACGAAAAGCCAAAGTCGCGGTTCGAGGGGCTGATGGGGGGCGGGGCCGGCAACGCCTGAACGAGCGGGCCGAGCGGGTCATCCGCTTCATCGAATGCCTGTCGGTCCCGAGCGGCGAGGGGCAGGGCGGGCCGTTCCTGCTGAGGCCCTGGCAGAAGGCGTTCATCCGGGACGTCTACGGGCCCGCCTTTCAGAACGGCCGGCGCAAGGTGCGCCGCGCCATCCTGTCGATCGCGCGCAAGAACGGAAAGACGGCGCTGATCGCTGCCCTGGTGCTGGTCCACCTGGTGGGCCCGGAGGCCGTGACCAACGGGGAAATCTACTCGGCGGCCAACGACCGCGAGCAGGCGGCCCAGGTGTTCAAGGTAGCCAAGCAGATCGTCGAGGCGGACCCGGAACTGCGACAGCTCCTCACCGTGGTCCCGTCGACCAAGTCCATCGCGTGCAAGTCGAACGGGAGCTTTTACCGGGCCATCTCCGCGGAAGCGGGCACGAAACACGGCCTGAACCCGACCCTGGTCATCTTCGACGAGCTCGCCCAGGCCAAGAACCGGGAACTCTACGACGTGCTCGACACGTCCATGGGCGCCCGGGAAGAACCCCTGTTCATCGCGATCTCGACTCAGTCCAACGACCCGGAACACATCCTGTCGAAACTTATCGACGACGGGCTGAGCGGGGCGGACGAGACCACGGTCTGCCACCTCTACGCGGCGCCGGAAGAGGCCGACGTGCTGGACGAGGCGGGCTGGCGGGCGGCGAACCCGGCGCTCGGGGACTTCCGCTCCCTGGAAGACCTCCGGGTGCTGGCCCACAAGGCCAAGCGACTGCCGGCCGAGGAGCCGAAGTTCAGGAACCTCTACCTGAACCAGCGGGTCGCGCCGCACTCGACCCTGATCTCAAGGGCCGATTGGGAAGGGTGCAGAGGCGCCGCGGCGTGGGAGCCGGGCGAGGCGATCTATCTCGGCCTCGACCTCTCGGCCAAGACCGACCTCACCGCCCTGGTGGGCGTGTCGGTGGAGAACCGGAGCCGGGTTCAGGCCTGGTTCTGGAAGCCGGACGACCTGATCGAAGACCACGAACGGCGCGACCGGGTCCCCTACCGGCAATGGACTGCCGACTGGATCGAAGCGGTTCCGGGCCGGGCCATCCACCCGCGGGCGGTGGCGCTGAAGGTCGCGGAGCTGTTCGAGTCCCACCGGGTCGTCGGCCTGGCCTACGACCGCTGGCAGATCGACCACCTCCTGCGGGAGTTCGACGAGATCGGCCTGCAGGCCTTCAAGGACGGCGAAGAGGGCGACGGTCTGAGGCTGGTCCCGTGGGGACAGGGCTTCAAGGACATGAGCCCGGCGATCGACGCGCTCGAGACCGCGGTCCTGCACGACGACCTGGTCCACCCGGGCAACCCGGTGCTGACCTGGAACATGGCGAACGCCGTGGCGACCATGGACCCCGCCGGCGGACGCAAACTCGACAAGCTCAAGGCGAGGTTCCGCATCGACGGCGCCGTGGCCCTGAGCATGGCCCTGGGCCTGAAGGCGCGTGAGCGCGTGGAGCCCGAGGGCAAATCATTCTGGGAGGCGTGATGCGTCTGAAGATCGACGTCGCCGCCCTGCGCAAGGCCGCGCCGACCCTGGTCCGTGACGCCGCCGGACTCGGCGGGTGTGGGCTGGTCGCCTACGGGGCCGGGCTGATCTACCACCCGGCGGGCTTCATCATCGGCGGCCTGTTCCTGATGGCGGGCGCCTTCCTGTCGGCGCGAGCGAAACCCTGATGTCGGGTCTTTTCGGGGCGCTGGCGGCCGGCGCGGAACGCAAGTCCGCGGCGGTGCTCGACCAACTGCCGTGGTTCATGTTCACCCCGGCGTCCAAAGCCGGGCCGACCGTGAACCATCACACCGCGCTGCAGGTCGCCACGGTGCTGTCGTGCGTGCGGGTGCTGGCCGAGGGTGTGGCCCAGGTCCCGTTCAAGCTCTACCGGGCGCGCAAGGCGGGCGGCGCCGACCCGGCTGCGGACCATCCGCTCTACTCGGTGCTCTACCGTCGTCCGAACGGTTGGCAGACCTCGTTCGAGTTCCGCGAAACGGTGATGCTGCACCTGATCCTGTGCGGCAACGCTTTCGTCTACAAGAACATGGTGGGCGGCCGGGTCCACGAGCTGATCCCGCTGGAGCCGGGGAACGTCAACGTCACCCGGAACGCCGACCTGACCCTGGCCTATTCGGTCCGCGGTCAGGACGGGATCTACAAGCCGGTCCCGGCCGAACTGATGTGGCACCTGCGCGGCCCGTCCTGGAACTCCTGGATGGGCATGGAGGCGGTCAAGCTGGCGCGCGAGGCCATCGGGCTTTCGCTGGCGCTGGAAGAGTCGCACGCCCAGCTCCACAAGAACGGGTCGCAGACGAGCGGGGCCTACGCCGTCGAGGGCAACCTCAGCGGTGAGCAGCACGCCCAGCTCACCAAGTGGATCAAGGAGCACACGACCGGGCCGAACAAGCACGCGCCCCTGGTGCTGGACCGTGGCGCGAAGTGGCTGGCGCAACAGATGTCGGGCGTCGACGCCCAGCACCTCGAGACCCGCAAGCACCAGATCGAAGAGGTGTGCCGGTTCTTCCGGGTGTTCCCGCAGATGGTGGGCCACGCCGGCGACCAGACGCCGACCTTCGCCAGCGCCGAGCAGTTCTTCATCGCCCATGTGGTTCACAGCCTGCAGCCCTGGTGCGAGCGCATCGAGCAGTCGGCTGACGTGAACCTGGTCCCGGCCAACGAGCCGGACCTCTACGTCAAGTTCAACCTGAACGGCCTGCTCCGCGGCGCCAGCAAGGACCGGAGCGAATACCTCGCCAAGGCGCTCGGCGCCGGCGGAGCGCCCGCCTGGATGACCCAGGACGAGGTCCGGGCCCTGGAAGAACTGAACCCGATGGGTGGGGCCGCCGCGACGCTGCGCGAGCCGACCAACGTCGCCAAGACCACGCCGGCCGATCCCGGCTCCAACAACTCCAAGGACTGACCGCATGGCCGGATGGGAGACCAAGGGCGTGTCCGGCGTGGACCGCCTCGCCTTCGACTGCGAGATCAAGCTCGCCGGCGACGGTAACGAGGGCACGGTCGAGGGCTACGCCTCGGTGTTCGGGATCCTCGACCGCGGCGGCGACATGGTGATGCCGGGCGCCTTCAAGGCGAGCCTGGCCGAGTGGAAGCGCAAGAAGGCCTTCCCGCCCATGCTCTGGCAGCACGACCCGTCCCAGCCCATCGGGGTGTGGACGGAGATGGTCGAGGACGACAAGGGCCTGAAGGTGAAGGGCGAGCTGGTGCTCGACGTGCCTCTGGCCGCCACCGCCCGCGCGCTGATCAAGGCCGGCGCGGTGAAGGGCCTGTCCATCGGCTACCTGACCCGCGACGCCGACATCGACCGGCAGACCGGCGCCCGGCACCTGAAGAAGGTGGACCTGTGGGAAGTCTCCCCGGTCACCTTCCCCATGCTGCCGGAAGCCCAGATCACGGGCGTGAAGGGCGATTTCGACCCGAGCGCCTGGGAGAAGGCCTTTCGCGACGAAGGGCTCTCCAACCGCGAAGCCAAGCTCGCGACGAGCGTGGCCCGCAAGCTTGTCCTCCGTGACGGAGGGCGTTCCGAGACCACCCGCCGAGACGGCGGCGCTGATCTCCTGATGTCCCTCCGCAAGGCCTCCGAGGCCCTGCGCTAACCACGGAAAACCCCGACATGATGCACTACCGCAAGTCGGCGCTGCTGAGCGGCGCCGCCCTCTCCCTCGCGCCCGAGCGCAAGGACGACGACGCCTCGCAACTGACCGCCGAGGTGAAGAAGGCCGTCGACGGCCTGACCGCCACCTTCGAAGAGTTCAAGCGCAAGAACGACGAGCGCCTGAAGCAGGCCGAGAAGAAGGGCGAAGACGCCGTCACCAAGGACGAAGTCGAGAAGCTGAACAAGGCGATCGACCAAGGCCTGGCCGACATCAAGAAGCGCATGGACGAGACCGAAGCCAAGGCCAACCGCCTGGCCCTGTCGGGCGGCGGCGCCGGCGACGTCGAGGCCAAGGCCGCGGCCGACCTCGGCAAGATGCTCGGCAAGTCCGACCTGAGCGTGGCCGAGTACCGCGAATACAAGTCGGCCGTGGACTCCTACATCCGCCGCAACGAGGTGAAGACCGTCACGCTGCAGGCCGGCTCGGACCCGGCCGGCGGCTACCTGATCACCCCGGACACCTCGGGCCGGCTGGTGAAGAAGGTCTACGAGAGCTCGCCGATGCGCCAGCTCGCCAACGTCGTGAACATCGGCACCGACTCGCTGGAAGGTCCGATCGACAACGGCGAGGCCGACGCGGCCTGGGTGGGCGAGCAGGGCACCCGCTCGCAGACCGACGCGCCGCAGTTCGGCAAGTGGACCATCGCGGCCCACGAGCTGTACGCCTACCCGAAGGCCACCCAGAAGTCCCTCGAAGACGCCAACATGGACATCGAGGCCTGGCTGGCGGGCAAGGCGGCCGACAAGTTCGCCCGCAAGGAGACCACGGCGTTCTACACCGGCTCGGGCATCCTGCAGCCGCAGGGCATCCTGACCTATCAGTTCGCCGCCACCGCCGACTCCGGCCGTTCCTGGGGCACGTTCGAATACGTCGCCTCGGGCGCCTCGGGCGCGTTCGCCGCGTCCAACCCGGCCGACAAGCTGATCGACCTGATCTTCGCGCTGAAGGCGGCCTACCGCGCCAACGCGAAGTTCCAGATGTCGCGCTCCACCATGGGCGCGGTCCGCAAGCTGAAGGACGGCCAGGGCAACTACCTGGTCGACCTGCGCCTGCGCGACGGCGCCCTGGTCGAGACCATCTTCGGTTTCCCGAACGTGGACGCCGAGGACATGTCGGCCATCGCCGCCAACTCCTACTCCATCGGCTTCGGCGATTGGGCCGAGACCTACACCATCGTGGACCGCCTCGGGATCTCCGTGGTTCGCGACAACATCACCCAGCCGGGCTTCGTGAAGTTCCACTTCCGCAAGCGCGTGGGCGGCGGCGTCGTGAACTTCGAGTCCGCCAAGTTCATGAAATTCGCCGCCTCCTAAGGCCTCCCCCGACTGAGGGCGGCTCAGGCCGCCCTCACTTCTTCAGATAAGGAAAGCTCCCATGACTCCTGAACGGGACGGGGCCACGGAAAAGAACGTGGCCGTGCTCATCCCCTCGGCCACCTACGCGGCCGACAACACCCCGGCCGCGGTCGACAACCTGGGCTATCGGGAAGCCACCATCACCCTGCACGTCGGGGTCGGCGGCATCACCTTCTCGGGCACCAACAAGATCGAGTTCGTGCTGACCCACTCGGACGACGACTCGACCTATTCGGCCGTGTCCGACACCGACCTGGTGCTGGACAGCTACGCGCCGGCCACGATCTCGAGCGGCATCGTCCGCGCCCTGACCGCCGCCCACGCCGCGGCCACGGTGCAGAAGATCGGCTACGTGGGCGGCAAGCGCTACCTCAAGCTGCTGGCCGACTTCTCGGGCACCCACGGCACCGGCACGCCGATCTCGGCGTCCGTGGTCCGTGAGTGCGCCAACTTCGAAGGCGCGGCCTAAGCCCATGCCCCTTCGCCTGCTGACGGCCCCGACCGGCCTTCCGGTCTCGCTCGATGAGGCGAAGGGGCACCTTCGTGTCGAGTCCACGGACGACGACACCCTGATCACCGGCCTGCTCACCGCGGCCGTGCAACACCTCGACGGGAAGGACGGCTGGCTCGGCCGCTGTCTCCTGCCGCAGCAATGGGCGCTCGACATCGACCACGGCTGGCCGTGCGAGGTCGAACTTCCCCTGCTGCCGGTCACAGCCGTGGACGCGGTGAAGTACGTGGACATGGACGGGTCCGAGCAGACCCTCTCCACCGACTATTACGACGTCCACCTCGACCGGGGCCTGGTGTCCTGGGCCTACGGGGTGTGCCTGCCGGCCGCGCGCTGCCAGCGCAACGCGGTCTCGGTGGAGTTCTCGGCCGGCTACGCGGACGCCCACAGCGTCCCCGGCCCCATCAAGTCGGCCATCCTGCTTATGGTCGGAAACCTCTACGCCAACCGCGAGGCCGTTAACGTCGGCAATATCGTGACCGACATTCCGTTCGGCGTTGACGCCCTGCTCGCCCCCTACCGCGTCCGACGCACGGTCGCCTGACGCTCCCCCTCTCGAACAAGGAACCCCGACCATGACCGGAGTCACCGCCGAAGTCGGCGTCTACATCAACGGCCGGGTCACCCGGGCGAACGACCTGAACTCGGTGTCGGCCGACCTGAACGAGGACTGGTCCAAGGCGTTCGTGGCCGGCACGGGCTCGGGCGCCGGGGACCTGGTGTTCGCTGACACCCGCACCATCGCCGCGTCGGGCACCGACAACCTCGATCTCGCCGGCGGCGTCACCGACACCTTCGGCGGCACGGTCACGTTCGTGGACGTGAAGGCCATCCTGGTCCGGGCCTCGGCCGCCAACACCAACAACGTCCAGGTCGGCGGGGCCGGTTCGAACCCGTTCGTCGGCCCGATGAGCGGCACCGGCGTCACCACCCTGCCGCCGGGCGGGATCGCCTGCTGGGTTCACCCCGGCGCAGGCTGGACCGTGACCGCGGCCACCGGGGACATCCTGAAGGTCGCCAACTCGGCCGGCGGGACCTCGGTCGACTACGACATCATCATCGTCGGGGCTTCGGCCTAAGCCGATGGCCTGGGTCCAGTTCGAGCGCCGGTTCACGTTCAAGCCCCGGCCGAACGTGATGCAGGACTTCGGGCCGGGCCTGGTCAACGTCACGCGCGCCTGCGCCGCCGCGGCCGTCACCGCCGGCGCAGGCAAGCGCGCCAAGGCCCCCAAACGCGAGGAACTGCCGTGAAGGCCGGTCTCCTGCGCGAACGGGTCACGTTCGAACGCCGCGCGCTCGACGGCAACGGCGACCGGCTCGGGGCCTGGGAGGCGCAGTTCACCCGCTCGGCCCACGCCCGGCCGCTGGTCGGCGGCGAGGCGGTCATGGCCCAGCGTCTGGCCGCCAAGCAGCCTTACCTATTCACGGTGCGGGCCTGTTCGGAGACGGCCACGGTCGATCCGACGTGGCGGCTCATCTGGAACGGCGCGGCCTTCAACATCCGGGCCGTGACCCTGAACGAGCGGCGGGACGGCTACGACATCCTGGCCGACGCCGGGGGCGCGAGTGGCTGACTCGGTCCGCACGCAGAACCTTCAACGGTTCAAGGAGAAGGTGCTCAAGCGCTTTCCCCAGGCGGCCAAGGACGAAATCCGCAAGGCGAACGACAAGAACGCCGACGAGTTCATGGCGAAGCTCCGCCAGATCGTCCCGACCGACACGGGGGAGCTGGAGCGCACCATCGCCAAGGAGCCGGGCCGCACCGAGACCGCGGTGGCGGTCGGGGTGGGGGATGCGGAGACCCCGGCCGGGCCTGTCGAATACGGGCACATGACCGGGGAGCAGGGCTCGTCGGGCCGTGAGCACGTCCGGGGGCGGCCGTTCTTCTGGCCGGCTCGCCGGGTGCTGTTCAAGCGCATGAAGAACCGGACCGCCCGGGCCATGACCAAGGCGGCCAAGATCACGGCGGGGGCGCAATGAGCGGTCTGCTTTCGACCCTGCAGGACGCGGTGGAAGCCGCGCTCCGGGCCGACGACGCCCTCAATACCGCCATGGGCGGCGCGGTCCGGGTCTACGACACGGTCCCGCCGGGCGCGGCGTTCCCCTACCTCGTCCACGGCGCCCCGCAGGCCGTCCCCGACCTGGCCGAAGGCTACGCCGGCAAGGACGTGTTCGTGGAGCTGCACGTCTGGTCCCGGCCCGAACCGCCGAGCCTAGGCAAGCGCGAGGCGGCCGACATCGCCGGCGCGGTCGAAGAAGCCCTGCTGACCGACCTCGACCTCGGGGCCTGGCGCCTCACGGACGCGGTCCCTGAAGACACCCGGATATTCGACGACGGCGACGGCCTGACCCGGCACGGCGTCGTCACCGTCCGCTACCTGACCGAACCGGCCTGAGCCGGCCCGGACCTAACCCGCCATCGCCCGCTTCGGCGGGCTTTTTCATGCCTGGAAGGAGCCTGCCATGGCCCAAGCTCAAACCACCAAGTTCGGCAAGTTCAAGATCTACGTCGAGGCGACCGCCGGTTCCGGCACGTTCATCGCGCCGTGCGGCCTGACCCAGAAGTCGTTCGACCTGTCGGCCTCGGCCAACGAAGACACCATCCCGGACTGCGACGACCCGGACGCCCCCGCCTGGGTGGCGCGCACGGTCGCCAGCCTGTCGGCCGGCGTGTCCGGCCAAGGCGTGTGGGACGGCGACGCCTACGCCACCTGGCGCGCCCTGTTCCTGGCCGCGGAGTCGTTCAACGTCCGCATCGAGTTCGACGAGACCGGCGCCAACGGCGGCGGCTACTACGAGGGCGCCATGGTCCTGACCGCGCTCGGCAACTCGGCCAGCATCGGCCAGCGGGTGCAGGCCTCCGTCACCCTGGCCTCGGACGGGCCGCTGACCTGGGTCGCCGCGGCGTGACCGTGAAGGGAACCCGCACGGGCGAAATCGTCACCGAGTGGGGCGACGAGGACCGCACGTTCCGCCTCGGCATCGGCCAATGGCGGAAGCTTCAGGAAAAACTCGACGTGGGCCCGGGCGAACTCGCCCGGCGCCTCGGCGGGCTACTGGAGTTCCGCCGGCGGTTCCCCAAGGCGTCGATCGTGGAGCTGCTGCTGCTGGGGGGCGCCGGCGACTGGCGGGTGGACGACGTCCGTGAGGTGCTGATGCAGGGCCTCGTCGGCGGCGGGCTGAACCCGACCGAGGCGGGCCGCCTTGTTCGCGATCTGCACGACGAGCGCCCCCTGCTCGAGAACGTCCCCCTGGCGTTCGAGATCGTGCTGGCCTCGTTCATCGGTCCTGAGGACGAACCCCTGGGAAAGCCTCAGGGGGAGGCGGAAGCGAACCCCTCCCCCGCGGAAAGCTCCGCTTCGCCGACCTCTACGGAAACGGCGCCGTCGTAGGCTTCACGCCTGCCCAGGTCGACGAAATGAGCCTGTGGCAGCTCCACGCCTGCATCGAGGGCTTCAGCAAGGCCAACGGCGGCGACACGGAACGCCCTCTCAGCGGCGAGGAAGTCGCCGAACTCTCCGAACTTCTGGACCAAAAACCCGTGTGGGAGCGCTGACGCATGGCCGACGTCGTCGAACGCCTCATCACCGAGTGGGACGCGGACTTCTCCAAGCTCGACGCCAAGCTGGATAAGCTGCAGCGTTCGGTTCACGGGGCCGCCTACAACGTCGAAAAGCGCCTCAAGGCGGTCAACGACAACGCCTGGGACAAGCTCTTTTCCAAGGGCAACCCGGGCAAGGCGCTCGACTCCATCTTCGACAACACCCGTCTGAAGGTGCTGGACTCGGGCGTGGCACGGGTGGGCCTGTTCGGCTCGGCCTTGGAAGAGCTCGGCGCGGCTGGGATCGCAGGGGCGGCGGGGATTGGCGTTCTTGCCGCCACGCTCGCCAAGGCCAGGGACGCGATGTCCTTCGCCGACGAACTGTCGGACTCCGCCGTCGCGGCTCAGGTCGGGGTGGAGGCCCTGCAAGAGTACCGCTTCGCCGCGCTGGCGGCTGGCGGCGCGGAGAAGGACGCCGACGAGGCGCTGAAGGGGTTCAGCAAGAGCCTCGGCGACGCCATCAGCGGTTCGCCCAAGGCGCTGAAGTGGTTCAAGGCGCTGGGCTTCGACCGCGACCAGCTCAAGGCCATGGGCGACGTCGAGCACGCGCTCCCGAAGGTCGCCGACGCCGTCGCCAACCTGGGCTCCGAAGCGCAGCGCGCGGCCTTCGCCGACCACCTGGGCCTGCGTCCGCTGCTGCCGGTGATCGAACAGGGGGAGGGGGCGCTCAAGCGGCTCACCACCCAAGCGCGCGCGCTCGGCATCGTGCTCAGCGAGGAGATGGTCAAGAAGGCCGGCGACGCCCACGACAAGGTCGAGATCCTCTCCAAGGTCATCAACCTTCAGCTGATGAGCGCGACGGCCGACCTCGCCCCGGTGATCGTGGGCGCGATGCAGGCGGTGGCCGACTTCGCCAAGGGCGTAAACAGCTTCACCAAGGACGTGAAGGACGCGATCCCGGCCGTCGAGCGCATCAACGAACTGGCCGGCGCCCTGAATGGGATGAGCGTCATTCGCCTGGTCCTGAAGACCGAGGGCTTTGACGACGAGAAGGTTCTCAATCTCCTTCGCCTGCTGAACCCGGTCGAACTGGCGAAGTTTCAGGGCAAGTTCGCGCTTCAGTCGCTCGGCATTGAAGGCCGGGCCGCCAAGCGCGCCGAAGACATGCAAGGTCTTTCGGGGCGGCTGAAGTCGGCCATGGATGGCCGGAAGATCGACACCTCGGGCTTCGGCACGCCCTACGCCCCGCCGGAGAGCAAGGAAACACCGACTCTTCCCGGAACCGGCAAGGCCAAAGAGAACAAATTCGCCGACGACAAGCGCGAGGCGGACCAGCGGCTGGAGGACCAACTCGCCGCCATCGCTCGGGACAAGCTCGCCCTCGCCCTGAACGATTTCGCGACCCTGGACCAGCAGGCCAAGGTCCACCAACAGCAGCTCGACGCGGAAAAGGACGAGTTCGACCGTCGCCTGAAGAACCAGGAAGCCGACTACGCCGCGAAGCTGGATGCCCAAGTCCGCGAGAAGACGTTGCGCGGCGACCAGCGCGACGCACTCGTTGCCGAGAACAAGGCCGCGAACGACCAACTCCGGGCGCAAAACGACTCTGTCGTCGCTCAGAAGAAGACTATCCAGGCGCTGGAGGATTGGGCGAAGAAAACCCGCGCGCTGGCGGATGCGACTGCGTCCGTGCTCGACAGCCAAGCCGAGATCGACCAGCAACTCGC